TCGGTGGTCCGAACGCCCAGGTGCTCATCAACAACAACGACGACTTCAGCCGTTTCATCATCCTGATCTGGCAACTGTACGCCGGCTTCGAAATCCTGAACAAGGACTTCGTGACCACCGCGTTCAGCTTCGTGTCTGATGACGGTACTGTCTGATAATTAACAAATAAAACACAACATAGGAAAAGATAAATGACCTATTTGTCCGCTAAAAAGATCTTCCCAGGTAACTGGGCAGAGCCTCTGAACGGTTGGTACAAGAACATTGATACCAACGATGACGGTACCAATAATGCCTCCAAGGGCGGCCCCACTTCTGTGCTGGCCGTCCCCGGCTACCGTTACTTCCAGCAGCGCGGTTACGTTGCTGTTGCCACCGCTTCTGGCGCTGGTGCAGCCGCTACCGGCAATGTGATCGTTCCTTCGCCTTACCGCCAGGACGACACCCGCCCCGACATCACCGGCATGGTGATCTCTGGTAGCGCAACCCTGCCTGCTTATGTGTATCGCGCCACCATTTCCGTGGCTTCTGGCTGGGGTGACGGCCGCGTTGCTTCCGGTATCTACGCTGCTACCGGCAACGTGATCACCTTCTGCCGCGATTCCAGCGGTCCTGTGTCTGCTTCCGGCGACGCTGAGGGTGTGGCCCAGGCAAACCTGACCTCCACCACCTCTGGTTCTCAGGCTGGCGAAATCTTCTTCGCTGGTGGTTCGGCTGCTTACAGCACCAACCCCTTCCTGACTGCAACCGGCGCTGCTGGCGTGACCGCTACCAACGTCTACAAGAGCATCACTGGCTCCACCACCCTGAAAGTGTTCGCCCGTGGTACCACCACCGGCACCAGCACTTCTGGCGGTTGGTACATCTCTAGCGCCGATGCCAACGCTGGCCGCAGCGGCTACTTCGTTGTGGAAGTCTGCTACGTGCAACCTGACGAAGCTCCTGGCTACGAAGACATCGACGGTTACCTTCTCGGCCGCACTGTTAGCTGATTGAGTTAAACTAGGACCAGTGTAATACTGGTCCTATGACAACCCTTCCGGCAATGCTTTATCAGCATAAAAAAACAGGTGCCCGAGTCAAGGTTGTAAGCGAATGGGATAACGGCGATTGGTTTATGGTCGAAGACCAAGACGGTCGCCTTTTCACCGTTTACAAGAATGAAGTTGAACCTGATGAAGCTGCTACCAAGAAGGTGAAAACCCTTCAGGTAAAAGATAAGGCGGCGCAGGAAGAACCTCGTACTTTTCCCCCAGATCACCGTTTAAACATCAATGGCGCTACCGCCCAAATGATCGCTGATCATATTAAGGGTATCGGATTGAAAACAGCCCGAGAGATTAAAGATCTTCAGATGTCCTTATCGGGTGAAAGGTTCAACAATCTCGAACAGTTAAGGCAGATTAAACGTGTTGATTGGGATGCCGTACTGGCAGCTGATTTAATCAGGGTCTAATACTCATCTCCTTCTAATGACCCTTGGGAAACCAGGGGTTTTTTAGTCTTAAAATTAAAAATAAAAAGATATGGCTGGCCCTTCCCTTTACTTAGGACGCATTGGTTCCACTGGAACATCAACGGCACCTCATGCGCATTGGGAGGTCATGAAAGACGGGAAACGCTTCCCGTTATCTCAGGCACGCTCTGATATTGGTCAATATTTACAATTTCGTTTACCAAACCAAGAGTCTTGGCAATCGCTGTATTCAAAACAAGGTAATGACTTTGTTCTGAATCCAGCTGCTACTTTAACTAGCCCCATGGGGATGCGCAAACATCCAGTTCATGGTGACATGCGTGAACACATGGGAGAAGATTATGGTGGCTTTCCAGAAGGTACGCAGCTTCGTTTTCTTGGGCAAGGTTCAGTTGCTACTCATGCCAACCGAGGTGGTGCTGGTAATGTTTCTAGCCTGCGTACAGGGCCTTATGAACTGCAGACCTTCCACCTGAGTGAATTACCTGGAGCATCCACAACACGGGGTAAAGTTCAGCAAGATCAAACTGGAACAACTGCAACAACTGCAGAGGGAGAGGAAGAAGTTACCGGTGACGCTTTTGATGATTTACTAAATTCTTATATTGAGAATCAGTTAATGCAACAGTTGATTCAACAATCAACAGCAAAGGCGCAATCGCCGTTTGAGAAGTTCTCTCAGCTGTTAACAATGTTCCCAACAGGGGCAATGGCCAATCCTCTGACGGATCCAAAACAACAGCAGAAGGCCGGTTAATTCAGGTCCTTTATAATTAAAAACATACGGAAATAAGCGGTGCAGTTATCCGACTTTGACAAAAGTAGGGTCCGGTATCACCTGGGCTACTTCACGGTTTCCGTGCCAGCGGGCGACTATGCCCGTCTGGAAGAAGCAATGAATACGATCCCTGACTCGTACTTCTACGACAAGATCGCTATTCAGATTGGTCGTTGTGATACGGCCGAAAAGAAAACCGAAGTAGCAACTTCACCTTCCACCAGGTTAGAGAGCATTGCTGGCGACGTTGACCGTACGATCCGGTCGAGTAACGCCAAAGAAGCCCTCAAGGTTTGGGACGAGATTTATCTCTACGAAACCAACCGTTTAGCCGGCATCCTTTACGTTCCTAACTACAAGGATCCGTTCCAAGCCAGGTACCGTTACGAACGCTCTGGCGCTGAATTCATCCAGGCACTCCCTGGTCCCGCCGACACAGCTGTTGGTTCTCGTCTTTATTTACATGAGGTTTGGAGGTAATTATGCTTCAATTCGTTGGCCCAGCCTTACAAGGCGCTAGTCTCATTGGACGTGTTGGCGTTCCGCTTCTCCAGCAGGCAGGACTTGCAGCTGGCATGACTGCTATTGGTGCCGGAATTAATGCTTTAACGAATAAACCACAAGCTAAACCTCAGCTCACGGGTAGGCAAAAATTAGGACAAGCCTGGGGCACTATTCCCGACAGCCTTAATTATCCACAGGGCGGTGGTTTTGGTTACGCAAGGGGAAATAATAAGCGAGCTACTCAGCCAAGTTATCAAGATGCACAAGGCAATACTTACGATGCCGTAAGTGGCCGTCTTCTTTACGCTGCTAAACCACGTAGAGGCTCTAGTCCTGTTGGAACTAGCGGAGGCTCTCTTGGAGGTGGATCTCCTGCGGCAGAGCGTGAGTTCCAGGCTGAAGTGTCTCGTATTGCTCAGTTGACTGCGCAAGATCCTGAGCTTCAGCGTTATGAGCGTGCTGCAGCGCTGGCTCGTAAGCCTGGTGCAACTGAACAAGATGTTCAGACTGCAGAAGATATTGGTATGGCAATGTGGGCAAAGGCCAATCCAAAGCTTGCGGCAAAGGTCAAGCCTGGTCAGTCCGGTTATGAAGTCATTCAAAATGAATTGAATGCCGGTCAGATGGGTCCTGTGACAAACTTCCCGTTTGACACGACTCGCCCCCTCAGCCCGACTCCCATTCCTCCTGAGCAGCGTGCAGTGACGTACGAAGGTGTGCGTCCTGTGAGTCTGGAAGGTGTGACCCCGATCGTTGGCGGTGGTTTCCCAACGGAACAAGCTGCTATGTTTGAGCGATTCCAACAAGCCATCGCTCCAAACAAGCCAACTTTCCAGGGCTCACCTCTTGGTACAGCTACACCTTTAGTCGGTAATCTTTCTTACACCGGATCGATTACACCTATTGGTACCGCTGTGGAAGGCGGCGACTTCCGTTCCGATAAGGCACGCAAGTTAGCTGAGATGTTTAAGAACGCTCAGTTCTCTAGCTGATCACATCCTTGGCATTGCTTTGCATGTAAGTCCAACCAACTGGACACGAATCTTTGATTCACGGGGGCCAGTGTTGTTGCTTTAAAACCATGATTCTTTGCCCTAATTTTGTCAAACGCCTGGCCACTAAACTCAGCGTTGTTGTTGCACTGCAAGCTGTCTTTACTCCTGGTCTCCGCGCAGAGTCAAATTGGGTAGGAGAATAACGAGACAGAAGTCATGGCACCAAGGACCGTACAACAACTCTTTAATCTCAAACCGGAAGAGCTTAATGCCCTTACGGTTCTTTCGGGTCTGGAAGGTTTCCGGGGCGAAGGAGGACGTGATGTTGCTGCTGTTGCAGCCAACGTTTTGGCACGTCGATTAAAAGGTAATTGGGGCGGTGTTGACATTCGTAACATCGCAAAAGCACCTGGTCAATACGAAGCTGTTTTCAATTACTCAATGGAACAGCTTGCAGACCCAGCGTTTGCAGCTCGTGTATTAGGTGGAGAAGCGGAATTCAAACGCCTCCGCGATATTGTCAACAATCCCAACGTTGTTGGTGAAGAGTTCAAAAAAGCAAAAGGTGCTCAATCGTTCCGTGGCGTTGCCGCTTACGGAAACAGGAAACCTACTGATTACACACCGGTTCCAGGTAGAAGCAACTTCTACTTCAATCCCCTGGATCCAACCACATATCAAAAAGGTGTCAACATCTTTGGTGCGACCAACGTCGCTGCCCAACCTCCTGTACAACAAGCAAAGCCAAAACCCAAGGCTCAAGACCTTGCGGGTCAAAATCCAGCGTTGTTGTCAATGGCACAGCAGTTGTTTGCACCTTTAGTTGCACCTTCCCCTTCCAGTGGTCCGTTTGATGCTTTCACCAAAGCATTAACTCGCTTTGCCACTTTGGGACAATAAACCAATTTGTTTTGGTTTTATTTGTTTGCAGCCCTTGGAATCATGCCTTTCTTTTGAAAAGGCTTTTTCCAAGGGCCAGTCATTGTTTAATCTTTTTTGCATAGACTGCGGACTAATGCCTACTTCTTTTGCCCAATCTGCAATACACATTGTTTTTCCTTCGAACGTGTAAAGCCTGGTAGCACGTTTGCCACCTCTATTGCGTGTTTGCTCCTTGTGTGTCGCCCATCGACAGTTTTCTTTGCAGTAATTTTTATTGTTATCTATTCTTTCTAGCTCCATTTTGGGATCCAATTTTTTACCCATATCTTCAAGGAATAAACTGAAATTTTCCCAACGAGAATCGTAACTAATGCCACGACCTCCGTAACGGTCATAAGCGTTGTGGTTTTTATTATTGCAACGATTTTTCATTGCATTCCATGAGCTATATTCTGGCGTTCTATCTCGATTTCCACCGTGTTTAAATGAGGCACAGTTTTTGGAACAAAAAGTATAACCACGTTTTTTTAAGCGTTTTCGATGCCATGCTGCAGTATTTCCCTTTCGTTCATAGAACTCGCCACAACAAGAACACTGAAAAGTTGTTTGTGCCATTAGAATAAGGGAAGTTTTCGGAGGCCCCTGTCAATATAGCAGAGACAGGGTGTTTAGTCCAATATCTAGTACTGCCACTAACAAGCAGCCACTGCTCGTTGATCGTCCGTTATTTGATTCGGTTCGAGTAACGACCCAGACTGTTGGTACGCCGTCTACTTTGTTTGTGCAAGGTGGTCAAGCTCCGTCCATTTTGGTGGACATGGATGCTGCCCTGGAGCTTGATAACAACAATGGTGGTGTGATTGATTCCATCACCATTGTCCGTAACGACTATTACCGTGATGCGGACTATGTTGTATCTAGCGGCACTTCTGGGACTGTTATTTCTATTACTAGCGGTCAAGTCGTATTAGTTTATGACACGGGTGTTGTAACCACTCCTGCTGCTAGTGGATTTGGTTATTACACTTACACTGGTACCACTACTCTGACCGGTGTTAACACCAAGCTTCTGTACTCTGGTGGTACGTCGAGTGGTTTTGCATACAACGGTGTGAACTATGGCTACCAGCCAGAAGTCACCTTTGTGTTCTACCAGACCCGTGGTACCACCACTCCGATTCCGGCATCGGGTGATTACAAGGTACTCTTTGCTAAGCAAGTCCCAGCCAATACCCAGCGTGTCGACTGTTCGGACGTGATGCCTGAGATGGCCGCTCCGATTGTTTCCGCTGGTAACACCACAGGTCTTGGTAACGGCGCTCCTCTACGCAACCGTGGCGTTTACCTGGAACGTGGCGACCGTATTTACGTTGGCGTCTTTGCTGATGGTCCCAACACTTCCGGTTATATTCCAGGTGCTCATATTTACGCACAAGGCGGATTCTTCTGATCGTGGCCAAAAAGGGTGGAAGCTCTTTTGGTAATTTCAATCGGGCTGAGGTTTTTGATCCTCGGCCCGTAAAACCAATCACGACCGAGTTTTCAAAAGGTTCGGTTCCTGATTCGATTTATGCTGTCAACCGCGAGTCGGCCTGGTCCCGCTGGCGCCGTGGTTACGAGATCGCAACAGCTTGTTTCTACGACAACTCATACGATTATCCCTTCACCTACACTGTGCCGATCCCAGCTGGTACCCCATCGACCGGCGGCAACCAACCGACAATCCCAGGTGTTTTCAAAGGATTCCCGACAAAGAATAAAGAATTCGGCATGCACTGGGCTGGCGTACGCGTGGCTGGCAGCCTACGGTTTGATAATGTTCTTGATAGCACTGGGGTGCGTGCTTCTATTTCTTCTGTCACTGAGGACGCTAATTTCTGGTACGTCAAGCTGACAGGAACTTGGAGTGTTAGTAACCCACTTCCGCCTCCGCTTTACGTAGCGATTCCTGGTGTGCCAGGTGGATTAAAAGCAATCAACGGTGAGATCTTGGAGGATCGCATTATTACTCCTGGTGGAACTCCGATTACTAGGGATACGATTGATCCGACAACACAAAAACGATACGGATATGTGTCTGCTGTTTTAGCAGATACGGATCCATTTAATGGCATTCTCAAGATCCGTAAAGCCGGTTCTGTTGAAGCAACACCTGACCGTGCACTGGTAACACCTGCGACTAGGCCGCCAAACGTCGGTCGTTTCTTCATGACGGGAACACGGTATTGCTGTTCTTGTCAGGACTTCAACCGTAGAGATTACGGTTTCATGAGTTCGTTGAACAAAGTTTCCGACTCGTTAAAAACCATGTTCCCTCGTACAAATGTGGCTTCCCTTAAGCCGGGTCGCTACGAAGTTATGACATTGAAAGGAGTTGTTGATAACAATGCGATGACCAGTGCCACGGAAAACCGTGACATGCGAATTATTTCTCCGGCGCCGCAATATAACGTTCCACCGACTGTTACACCAACTGTCTCAACCAAACCTGGTGCAGCCAGAGACAATCCCGGTGTTTTCAGGGATTTTGGTGCGATGTATATCCGAGATACATCAGATCCCTCATTGCCAGGCTCCAGGGCAGAGGGTATGCCTAGTTACGAGGACTACTCCGCTGCAGGGAATGTCATCACATCACTGACGGATACATGGACCCCACTGCTAGATGAGATGCGTTACTGCAAACACATCTACGCCATGAAATATGAGGAGGGCGTGTTTCCGCCGGAACCTTCCGATTTTCCAGTCGGCATTGAAAGCATGGCGGCATGGGAGCAAAAACTGGTGGCAGAAACTGAAAGCGATCAGATTGAAGCAAGGGCTGCCAATCTTCAGAGGCGTTCGTTATCCACCATGGACGTACCGCCTTACAACTGTCAGGCGCCCATGATGATGCCGATGATGCAAAAACTGTTCAACATTCCATCAACCTTTGTGAAGATGGCTGGGTTTACCATGATCGATAAGAACGGGGGCAAGTACATTCCGGCTTCCGGTCAACGACCCGCTGTGTAGCCATGGCAAATTTTGGTGACGTTGTTGCTACAAACTTTATTTATTCTCAGGAGCAAATTGATAGCCGTATCTATGGGGATAGTGAAATCTCTTACAGCGGTATCCCAACGGTGTACCACGCTGGAGATGTAGTACATCTGCCCTATGAGTCGGGCGAGACTTCCACCATGGAAGCCATTGGCCTGGCTTGGGCTGCCTTTGCTAGCGGCATTGGGCCAGAGTAAACATAAAGTAAACTTATGGTAATCTGCAAAAGCAGATTAAGAAAACCTTTACCCCTTGCGACCTGGATACCCCTCTGTTTAGGGTCAGGTTATCCAGTTCATCTCAGCTATGTCTCAATCACCGCCTGTTGACCAGCGGATTGTGGATGAGTACTTCCAGCTGGCTTCCCATCGCAAAACCAAGGATGTGGCGTGGCTTTACGGCATGGTCGCCACCTATGGCTTGAATCCTGATGAGTTGTCTGGTTTTGAGTGGGGCGCAGATAATACGATCCACATCCCCTCCAAGAAACGTAACATTCGCCCACTGCATCCCCAGTGGGTTTTGTTATTTGGTCTCAAAGAAAAGCAGCCCCGCGATCTGCAGGACTGCTGGAGCACCCTCTCGTCATCTATCTATGAGGCAATGGCGTTCCAGGATGTTCAGTTGAACATAACGGATTTAATCCTTGCCCACAGACTCCGCAAAAACCATTACCGCTAACTCAAGCAACGGCAGCCATTGTCCCTTGCTTTTGCAGGTGCTTCCTGACTGCTGGCACATTCCAACGATAGTTATCGCGGGACATACAACCAGGGAAAGCAGCGAAGTGCGGACCCAGCTTCAGGGTGCCATCATCGCGGTACTTGAAGAGCGTCTTGCGGTCAAGCCCCAGGAGCTCTTCTGCTTTTTGAACGGATACCCATCCGTTAGCGGTGGTCATGGCGTAGAGAAACGCTTGCCTTAGTACAGTATCCGATGTCAAGAGGGTGTCAACAGCCTTAAGGAAAGTTTTATCTCTTTGTCTTACCTGGGAAATTGTGTAGGGAAATTAGAATAAATTAACGGCAATTAAATAGCATGTTTTGCAACGAGCACGAGCCCCTCGCCTTGCTAGTTGAATTAACACCAAAACTTGCGAAAAAGAAATTCAGAGAAAGTATATACGAAGCATGGAATCACAAATGCGGTTATTGCGGAGACAAAGCAACAAGCCTGGATCACATCGTTCCACGTTTCAAGTCGGGTTCTTCTAATCGACACAACCTTGTTCCTTGCTGTCGGCGTTGTAACGCCCATAAAGGATCAGAGGAAATGAGGAGTTGGTTTCAGAAGCAAGATTTCTTTTCTACTGAAAACCTTGGTAAGATTGAAGCCTGGGTCCAACAAGAATCAGTCTTTATTTTTGGTGAGTGCTAATGGGCGTATTTGCTGATTACGTTAATACCTACGGAGATATTAAAAATGCTTTGAATAGCGCAGAGCGTGCCAATGGTTTGTATGTAGATAACAATCCAGACTTGGCAGCGGAATGGGAATCAAATAAAAATAAGAAGAAATTTTTAGAACAATATCCAACCAAGGGTTCTTACGGTGCTTGGCATTACGATAATTTTGGTCGCAACGAAGGCCGTGAGATGTTTTACCACACGTTGGTAAGAGATCCTGGTATTGGAACTGTTTTTTGGGATCGTTATGTTGATAACAATGGAGATGTAAATAAAGCCTGGAGAAATGCTGGTCAACCAGATAAATCAACTTTTGGACAACAGTATTGGAATAGAACGGGACGCGCTAGGGGTGATATGGTTCCAACCAGGGTTAGAGGCCCTGAGGGCTGGGGCCAAGCACACTGGCAAACATATGGCGTCAATGAAGATCGTATCCTTAGTGGTGCAAAGTTTGGTCTTGATTCTCAAGGAAAAGTTTATGTAGCCAACCCAGGATCCATAGGTGCAGCGGCTAGAAGAAGATATGACGACGTTGTTAATACAATCAATAATGCAAAAGAAGGCACATATAAAAGTGTGATGGAAAGCCTAGGCAATCGCCTAGGTGATGTTGGATTAAGAGATTTAGTTGATAGCAACGGCATTGATACGTTAGCCGCGTCTTACCAGAGACGAATTACGCCCTGGGATTCCAGTAAAGCAGCTCAACCTCCAACGGGTGGCTTTGATGCAGGTTATTACAGGAACAATACCCCTGGAGGATCACAAGCAGAAGCTCAGTGGGATGCTGCTCAGGAAGCTGTCAATGTTGGTGGAGAAAGAATACCTGATCTTGATGTTGTAGGACGCTACAACTTTGATAGCTATCTCCACTGGCACTACACCACACAAGGCAAGGCTGCTGGGTACCGAGGTAACGAAGCGTCTCTTGCTGAGTTGCCTGAGTATTACGAAGAAGCAATGACCGATGCTGAATACCAGCAGTATCGGGACAAAGTTCTTGGGATAGAAGGGGAAACAATTTTAAGCAAGAGTGTTGGCACAGAACTTTCTGCAAAAGAGAAGCAGGTACAGCAGCAGTTTGGTTCGTTAACAAATGATTCGCTCAAAAAAGCAGCAGATGAATTAGTAAAAGCGAAAGCACGAGAAAGAGACTTTGAGTTTTATAAAGGACTCGAAGGGTTTAATGAGGTGATGACCATCAATGAAACCATTACCAACTCATTGCTTGGTGATAGCGGCATTGGTGGCATCCTTGGCTTCGTTACCAATCCTGAGAAAGCAAGAGAGAGCCTAGAAGAAAGCTTGTCAAAAGCTACGGGCATTCCGACTTTTAATGGTGTCACCTACAACTGGCAAAAGTGGTTTGATGAGCAGCTTGCTGGTAACTACCAAAAAGGAATTACAGTACCAGATCCAGTTGATCCAACAAAAACCTATACATTAACTGGTGATTTTGCTAAGCGGTACATTGATGAATACCTGAAGCCGCGCTTTGATAACTCCAAGTCAATGAGCGAGTTTATTAGTACGATTGAGCTTCAGCAGCAAGACAAGAATATCTTTGATGTTCAAAGTGCTTTGGTTAAGTTAAAAGATATTGCAGCGCTACGAGCAGAGGCTTATTTGGATGGTGTATATAACACTGCACCTCTTAACTTTAATGCAGATTTTTACATGAATCCAACCGGTAACTTTACGCCGGATGACCCAAAAGTTGCTAAGTATCAAGAACAGTCAAATCAGATCAACAGTGACTGGGAAACAGCAAGACGGAATGGAGAATCCAAAGTACCAGGTACTGATTGGACTTGGAACCAGTGGGCATACCATTACGGTTTAGATCTGAACGATAAAAATCAATTTGCCAAACTCCATTACCAAGTCGTTGGTGCAGGCAAAGGGTTTGATCCTGCTCGCGATGTGATTACCCTCAAAGATGCAACTGATTATATCAACACAAAAATTCTTCCCGAAATCGCATCAAAAGACATTGATCTTGCTGATGTTAACTTCTTGAAGTTTGTTACTCCAGAAGAATTTGCCGACAGTGTTATTGAAGGTGTTAGCCCTGAAACTAACAAAGAAGAATGGGACAAAATGCTAGGAACCCTTGGTATTGCAGGCAAGGGCATGGGTGTTGATGATGTCAAACAATATATCGCAGATCAATTTAGAACCAACAATGCAGTTAACGTACGTGAAGCTATTAAATACCTTAACGAAAAAGGAGTTACACCAACTCAGAAAAAGATTGGCGTCGAGTACATTCAGCGTCCTGAAGACGCAAAAACTACAACGTCACCGTATGCCACCAGTCTTTACAAGGTTTTTAAAAATGCTGGGTATCAAGGAAGCGAAGATGATTTTTACGGCAAGTTCATGACCGATGTCAGTAAAGAAGAAATGCAGTTGATGGAACAGGGCGCTTCCGATAAAGGTCTGCAGCTTGGCGGTGCTTACGCAGGTCTAACCAGTAGCGATCCATTTACTGCCCTTGGTTCCGTCAGCAGCCTCTTTGGTTCCACAGAAACAGGAACTGAGAAAGAGAAAGCAACATCCAGTTATTTTAAACTGTTAGATGACGAAGAAAAAGAAGATTACAAATCCAAGTCCGGTGAACGGATTCTTGGTGAGTTTACTTCCCTCTTTAAAGGGTTTACTTGATGTCTGATAAACACCGTAAGGCTGCAGGCGCAGCCAAGATTGCCAAAGATAAGATGGCTTGCAACAAGCCACAGAAGACCCCTGGTCATCCCACCAAGAGTCATGTGGTGAAGGCTTGTGAGGGCGGAGAAGAGAAGATCATCCGCTTTGGTCAGCAAGGAGTAGAAGGCGCTGGTAAACACCCAAAGACGGAAAAGGATAAGGCCCGTAAGCGTTCGTACTATGCGCGACATAACGCTCAAGATCCCAACCCTGACAAGATGTCAGCAAGATATTGGTCACATAAGGTCAAATGGTGATTTTCTCGCTAAGCTGCGTGAGCTGATTCCTTACCAGCATGGCAAAACCCAAGTCAACCACAATCCGTCTTGAGTCCAAACCGAAGCGCACGAGACAAGGCCAGGGGCGTAATTCTTTGCCTAGTCATGGCCGTAAACTACGTCGCGGTCAGGGTAAATAATTTGTGTATGATTGGAGGTAATAATAGTTACCTCCATGTCGGATCTTTCGCGTGCGATTAATCTAATTCGTAAACACGAAGGGTTTAACGAGAAGGCGTACTCAGATCCGGTCACAGGAGAAGAGCCCTATACCATCGGGTTTGGAACTCAGTTCTACCCCGATGGTTCTCCTGTTAAACGTGGTCAATGCTGCAGTAAAGAAAAAGCACTGGAGTATTTATTCCACGAAGCTTCTGTCATTGACACCCAGCTGATCAAGCTGAACCTGGGACTTGATGACAGCATGCGTCAGGCCCTTATCTCCTTCATCCACTCCATCGGATGGGAGCCATTCCTGTACAGTAATGTAATCGATTGCATTGAACGGGAAGATTTCTGTGAAGCCACCAAGGAGATGGGGCAGTGGATCTTTGATCAAAACCATTCCGTCGTCGGCACCCTTGTTGATCGCCGCCGGGAGGAAATTGCTTTGTTCCTTGCTGAAGTAGACGCCAATCCCTGGTCCTCCACAGAGATCTTGCTTGCTGCCTTCCGTAATTACACCGCTGCTCCCCACCAGGTGAGGGCAATCAGGTCCTTGGAAGAACACATCAACCCTTACGTCCTGTCTAAGTTTGCCAACGACTTTGATATTGACGAGGATCCATGGTGCACCTTTGCGTCAGAGGAGCTCGATCTGCTGTTTAATAGCTAGCATTAGAATAATTGCTAGGAATTAATGCAGAGTGGCATGGAGCGTTCGGTAGAACCACGGGAGTTTGAACTACCTTTGGAGCTGCAATTTGCAATGCGCAAGGCCGAGCTCCAGGCCCAAGAGATGACATGGGATGAGCTGTATGCCGCTCTTTTGAATCTCTATCACCAACGCCTGATGGAATGGCATGCCATCAAGGACATCATGGCTGGTGAGAACATTGATATTGATGTGGACTGGCCCACGGATCTAGAGCTGGCAGAACTCGCCGCCGCTTGTGTGTACAGCGACGACGAGGACGAGGAAGACGACGATCTTCAGCCGTTCTGAATTTCGTCAATCTGCACTAAACGGTCCAGATACCACTGGGCCTTTTTTAGTGAAGTTGTTCCGCCTTTGATGCGTTCACGCCAAAGATATTTGACGCAATTGCCTTTCAGGTAACCACGGTACTCCTCTGGAGTCAACTGAGCTTCAATGGCTTCAATACACTCAATCACACCATCGGTATAGTGCGACGGATGATTGACCTCATCTTCCTGGATCACAGGAGGACCATCAAACGTAAAGACAGGATTCTCTAAAGGTTTGGTGGCCCAGGGCACTGGGCACACACCATCCTTACATTCACCGAATGAAAGTACGTCAGGAGCTTCAGTACTTACCGGCGCAAACCAAGTCTTTTCGCTGACAGCATCTTCTCCTTCTCGTCCGGCTCTTCCAGTTCCAAAACTAAAGAGCGGGGCTTCGGTGATGCTCCCATTGCTAGTCCCTCCTCCATTGAGGGAATCAATCCCGTTACTCCGGGACGCTTCATCCCCTCCAAGAATAACGGATTCCTTTCCAGACCTTGTTCGCATGCAACTAAACCTCTGTTGTACATGTCATACAAGGGTACATCATTTTCTTCGTTATCGAGAGGTTGACCGAAGTCACCTTCATCAAGACAACGACACATAACCTCGTCTTGTACAAACGCATCGAGGAAGGCGGCCGCGTTATGCATTGTATTTAAGCTTTTGATTCACTCCTTTTACAATGATACTATGGCAAGATTCTATAACCCACGAGAAGGAGAGGAACGTCGTCCAGTTGAGATTGGATACGACCCCACTTCCGATGCTGGTACATCAGGCGCAGAAGTTTCAGACCTACGGCCAGAGCAAGCGTATGACACTGATTTGCGTCGCTTGCCGCAAGATGAACGCTTCCAAGCAGAGTCGTTAAACGATAATCAAGGACGTGTTGCCAAATTTATGCGGGCAGCAAAGTCCGCTGGTGCGTACAAGCTGCGTGCTGGTATTGATGAGCCAATGATTCGTGGCAGAACCCCCAGGGTTCCGGCTTCGATTCAAGGTGTGGCGCTACCAACGACCGGTGATTCGGGTGGACGATCCGGCGCTGTTGGGTACGCAGATAAGCCCAAGCCAAGGTCTGGTCGGGCTTACAACTGGCTCGATGCGTTCTCTTGATCAGACTTGAGAAAAAACGACACGATCTGGTTGGTCTTGATACTTACCCTTGCGATCTTGGTAAGTTACATGACAGGGGTTGCCCCGATAGAAAAGCAACTGTGTGATGCCTTCGTTAGCATAAATGCGATTGAAGAGGCCAGTGCAGTTACTGATTTCAAGTGTTAGGTAACCTTCCCACCCACTTTCAGCGGGGGTGATGTTCACCAGGATGCCAGAGCGTGCATAGGTGGATTTACCGACAGCAACGACGGTCACATCACGGGGAAGCTTGAGACGCTCCTGGGCCACACCAAGACAGTATCCGTATGGAGGCAACAGGAAGTATTGACCGCGCTCATCTTCCAAAAGCTCGGAAGGTTTCAGGATCTCAGGATCAAAGTTCTTTGGATCGCAATCACCTTCTGAAATGCGACCAAAGATGAGACACTGCTCAGGGGAAAGACGGATGTCATATCCATAAGAGCTCAAGCCATAACTGAGAAGCTTGCGACCATCTTCCTTGCTGACCAGATGGTCAACAAAGGGAGCAATCATTTCTTCTTCTTCTGCAAGCTGCTTGATTTCCCAATCGGCCAGAACGCTCATGGACCCTGTCATTCGATTTTTAGTATACAGAAATCACGAGAGAATATGCCCGCGTTCCGAATAAACATCAATGAAACGTTCGACTGCCACATCAGATGAATCTGTGGGCGGAAGATAGACAACTAGAGAAGTGCACGTCCGATGCGGCTTAATTCCTTGACTGTTATGACGCAACAGGCTAGGAGCAACCCTCAGGATGCATAAAGGAAAACTAAAAATCTTGGGCTCATACCGTATCATGTCCGGACAATTGGTAAAGTAAATGGCTTGCTTGATTTCCTTCGCAAGCCAAGACCGATACAGCTTTCTGAACCAGACGGCGTGAGAGGACGTAAGTGATGGAGAGGATGCCCGTGTCATCTTCCATCGTTCGTTCTTAATGTCCCAGAAGTATGCTCCCGCTGGTGGGAACAAATAAACATTCCCGTACCACTGCTGTCCGTTCAACCCATCGTCCGATGGTGTAAAGAAAGCAGGGGCCTGGACGTATTCATTGGCAACCTTGCTGCTGGCAACATCGAGTTCGATGCCACCCATCACTTCGTTGGCAGCAACGATCAGATCTGAGTTAGTAATCAACTCAGCATCTTCTGATCTTGATTTAACACCACGGACCCCAGCTTCTTTCATTTCTCCGATGTTTTGTTGTAATCAATCTCGCAATAGCGGATGCCATCTTTGTCATTAATGACGTAACCGGCTTTTTCCGTTGGATCAATCTTCTGTGCAGCCGAGAGGATGCGACGGAAAGTCTCTGCCATGTCGCCATCGTTGCTCCGTTCACAATCTTCTTGGGCCGAGTGAATTTCTTTGAGAGTCCAGAAGAACATAGAACGCTCCTTGTTTTCTGGTTGGAAGACCATCACTCCAGGTCCTTCCAGTTCCCACATCTTGCAATACTGTTGTCCCATGTCACCAAGGATGAGCTTGATGGTGGCATCCAGCATCCGTGCCTTGGTTTGGTCCAGCTCTGGACCAATGACAGAAGCAATTAACTTTTCACGCCTGCTTACCATTTTCAATCAGTCCTTGACGATGTAGGGATTCTAGAAGCTTTTCGGTCGGTTGATACAAGACAACAAGTTTGCCAAGGACGCCACGTTTTTTGACAAGTTTGCCGTTCTCGTCACGAACCTTGTCAAATTCACCGGAACGAATGAGGTACTCAGCAACGCAACGCAACCTTCTTTTGAGCGGCAACTCGGCTTGCGGAAACTTGCCGCAGATCGTATCAGGTGCTAGATCCTGGAACGCAAGACGCAATCGATTGGCAAGGGTCATGCCAGAGTTGGCGTCTTCTTCTTCATAGTTTTTCAGGTTCTCCAGGTACCGCCTGAGGCATCCGTCGTCGAATGACCCCTCTGGTGGCATGAACATTTCGACTTGCCGGATGAGAGATTCCGGAAGGAGTTGCTCGTGATTCTCAATGGTTACGGAGGAGATATCAACTCCACGGAATCGATGGGCCATTATTCAAGAAAGCCCCTGTCTGTCTTGTACATCTTGGTTGCACTGTCGCCTTTACCTCTTAGATCTCCTGATTCCAGGTCCCTGTTCTTGGAGAAGGATTGCACCAGTTGGTTCCAAGGCACGCGAAGGACAGCTTTACGGTTGGGATCAGGAGAGACATTGACGAAATGGATGCCTTCTGTCCATCCTTTATTTGGATCACGCCGACCGATGGCAATCCAATTACGGATGGTCTGATCGGAGACTCCCAATCGTTTTCCGCATTCTTCTGTCGAGATGTACTCATCGGCATAAGCCTCTGGATTCAACACATCAATTTCACCGGTTGAATAACGGCTGTGCCACATGGAACTAAGGACGTTCTTGATTCCTTTTAGTTCAAACGCAATATCTTCCAGGCTTTTGCGCAGACCGTATTTCATAGCGGCAAACATTTTGGTTAGATGCTAGTGTATGGGCAAATCTTTTGCACCACGATGGAAGAACAAATTCCTTCCAGTACTCCTACTCAGTCGGCTGAAAAGCCTCAAATGCCGCCTGCACTTCAGGGAATTACTCCTGAGATGCTGGAAGCCATGAAGGCTCGTGCACGGGAAGAAGCCGTTCGGATGACGATTCTGCAGCAGCAAAAGCAAGTGGCTCCTCCAGAGGAAGTCCCCGTGGCACCACGTCCGTCGATTCCCGTATTTCAGCCGCCACAACCGCAAGTTGTTTATGTGCGCCGCAACCTAACCGTTGCCGAACTCATTGTTGTCTTTGCGATTGCTTGCGGCCTAGTCACAGGTGTTCAGGCAGCCTGGAACTTTACGACTAACCACTTACCGCGCATTGAAATCAAGGCTCGTTAAGTGGGTAGACACACTGCGACTATAATTCATTTTATGGGGTTTTTGTGATTTAATAGGTGGCCAACAGGCGTATATCCGAGCTACAAGAACTTGCCGGCATCCAGTTAGCGGATGGAGATCTGCTGACAGTTGTGGATGTCGGTGAGGTCGACCCTGCGATTAAGAATAAGAAGCTAACAATATCTGGCACCAAGGCATACCTTAATATCTATTACTTACCGCGCACTGGCGGCACTGTCAGTGGTTCGGTTCTTATTGAAGACAACCTGACGGTTCAAGACCAGGCCACGATCTCTGGTCTGAATGTTAGCAATACAACAAATATCGGAACCCTTTACGTTTCTGGTACAACAAACGTTACCGGTACGTTCAGTGGTACGACCATTACCGGTACCAACGTCAACGCAACAAACGTAACTGCAAACACATTAAGTACTAATAGTTTTTCTGTGACCACCCTGACGGGTGTATCCGGTACTTTTACAACGATTGTTTCTGGTGCCACCGTTACTGGTAATACAGGTAACTTTGGAAACCTGGCTGCGGTTTCTGGTGTATTCAGTAACTACCTAAGAGGTGGTACTGTTACCGGCGACTTTGGTGCCTTTGGTACTGCAACCGGTATCACCGGTATTTATACGACGTTACTGTCCGGAGCCACGGTTACTGGTACGACAGCTAACTTCACGACGGGTAACTTCCAGGTCCTGAACGCTGGATCTCACATCATCACTGGTAACTCGACCATCAGTGGTGATCTGATTGTTCGTGGTTCTGGTTTCTTTAGTTCTGGTGTACAAATCACTGGTACTGTCAGTGGTACCACCATCACTGGTACCAACGCACAGTTCACAAACGTCACTGGCGTTAATATCATCGGCACGACCCAAGTCTCTGGTGCGACTATCACTGGTGGCCTTGGTCAATTCGGAACACTAACTGGTAACTCTGCAGGGTTTACAACGGTTACTGGCACTACCGTCACAGGTAATACCGGTAATTTCACAACGCTAAATGCAATTACTGCATTCTTTACAACTGGCATTGTTCGAGAGAACATTACAGTCACTGGTACCGCTACGGTCAACAGCGATCTTTTAGTCCGTGGTTCAGGACTCTTTAGTTCTGGTATTAACGTCACGGGTCGTGTTAGTGGCATCACCATCACCGGTGCAGGTGGTGGTTTTACAACTCTTACGGGTACTACTGTTACCGGCTCTGTTGCCAACTTTGTTAGTGGCGTTTTTACGACCCAGGTTTCTGGTCTAAATGTAACCGGTGAATACGGACGTTTCCTGAGCTTAGAAGGGAGCGTTATTACTGGCGGTACCGTCATTGGTACGACCACTGTTTCTGGTATTTCCATCCAGGGCAACAATGGTTTCTTTGGTACCGTCACCGGAAACACTGCTGGTTTCACAACTGTCACCGGAACAACCATTACCGGTACTACTGCCAACTTTGTTAGCGGCGTCTTTACAACCCAGGTTTCTGGTCAGACTGTTACTGGTGGAACAGCACGTTTCACAAGCGGTATCTTTGGCACCCTTGTTGCTGCTTCTCATACCGTCACTGGTGATCTTGTTGTCTCCGGCAACCTACGAGTCGAAGGCTCTGGTTACTTCAGCTCTGGTGTTCAAATAACTGGGACTTTAAGCGGCACCACGATTACAGGTACGACGCTTCAGGCAACCAATATCACTGGTGTATCAGGCGTCTTTACCTCTCAAATCTCTGGTGCCACTGTTACTGGAAACTTAGCTCAATTCACAGCACTAACTGGAGGGACGGCTGGATTCACCACGGTTACTGGAACAACAGTAACAGGTACAGCTGCCAATTTTGTTGGTGGTAACTTTACAACTAGCATCACAGGCACTACCGTCACCGGTACAACGGCTAACTTCGTAAGCGGTGTTTATACAACACAAATTTCTGGTGCCTTAATCACTGGCAATGCAGTACAAGCAACAGCAATAACCGGTGTCAATGGCGTATTTACAACCCAGGTTTCTGGTGCAGTTGTAACGGGTGACGCGGGTCGATTTAGTAGTATCACTGGAATCTCTGGTGTATTTACCAGCAACCTTTCCGGTACCACAATTACTGGTAATACGGTTTTAGGAAGCAACATCACGGGGATCAGTGGTGTATTTACTACTTCGTTAAGTGGTACAACGATTACCGGAAACACCGGTCAGTTTGGGACATTAACGGGGAATACCGCAGGATTTACTACTGTCACAGGAACAACGATTACCGGTACGACTGCAAACTTTGTCACTCTCTCCGGTTCTTCCATTACCGGACAGACAGCAAACGTTACTCAAATCACTGGAGTTAGCGGAGTCTTCACGGCTCAGATCTCTGGTGCAACCATCACAGGCGATACGGTTCGAGCAACGACTGGTATTTTTGTTACTAACTCTGGCGATACGTTTATTGCGGGTGGTGCAACATTTGTTACCGGCTCTGGTGATGTTCGCCCCAGGGGTTTATTCTCTTTCCCAACCACAGTTGGTACTGCGGGATTCGTTCTGCAAACCAATGGAAATGGTACAACATCTTGGGTTGTTCAGAGTGGTGGTGGTGGAAGTGCAATCACTACCATCATGCAAAGCAAGATTGTGATTGACGTAAACTTTGGTCTTACTGCTGGATATAATGGATTGAGTCAAGGACCAGTTGAAATTCAAACTGGCTTCACGGTAGACGTTCCAAGTGGGTCACTTTGGAACATACTTGAGTAGAATTAAAGTAAATTAAAACGTAAGAAGACCAGGAAAATCGAATGGCTTACGGGACTTTAAAAGTTGATAATTTAACTTATACGTCAGGTGGCTCTGATGCTACAACTACCGTTAGCGGGCTGCTTGGCATTGCAGCAGGTAACTTCAATAATATTACGGCAACTGGAACCATATCTGGAGCGACCATTACCGGTAATACAGCTCAATTCAATACAGTTACAGGTAACACAAGTCAATTCACGACGATTACAGCAGTTACCGGTATTTTTACCACAACTCTTAGCGGTGCCACTGTTCTTGGTCCAACTCATACTGGATCTGTCGCTAATTTTAATAGTGCAAATTTTACAAGCACAGTAACGGGAACAACATTTAGCGGTACAACTATTAATGCAGTCAGCGCTAATTTTACGACCAGCATAACTGGAGTTACTGTTACAGGTATCACTGCTAACTTTAGTTCTGGCAACTTTACTACACAAGTTTCTGGTGCTACGACTCGTGATAGTAAAGGTGATGTCAGAAGCATTCCAGCAAACGCTCAGTCAACCAGTTATACCCTTGTTATTGGAGACGCCGGAAGGCATATTTCTACAACTGCAGGCGTTACAGTTCCAGCTTCTGTATTCTCTACTGGAGATGCAATAAGTATCTACAATAATTCCGCTTCAAGCATTACCATTACACAAGGTGCAAGCGTTACCCTAAGACAAGGGGGTACTGCAAATACAGGAAACAGAACACTTTTATTGAGAGGAGTTGCTACAATACTTTGCGTAGCATCTAATGAATTTGTAATCAACGGAAATATTTCTTAAGAAACAAATGTCTATTCTTCAGCTATTTCTTGCAGGCACTCTTGGAAAAATATCGGGATCTGGGGGGAACTCAACCCTTACCCCTGGTGATGGTTATACATACCATGTCTATACATCACCTGGACCATTTACCGTTCTTTCTGGTCGAGGAGATGTAGAGCTATTATCCATTGGCGGCGGTGGCGGCGGCGGTGGACAAGATGGTCCTGCAGGAGGAGGCGGCGGAGGCGGCGGAGGAGCCGGATATTTAGTTGTACCAGTTTCTCCAAGCACATCTTTATCAGTCACTATTGGTGGTGGAGGTACTGGTGGTACTGGTTCTGCTGTAGGTACAGGAGGTGGGGCAGGGGGTACCAACGGTGGTGGTCCAGGAGGCAATGCCGGTCCAAGCGGGTCATCTGGCGGTGGCGGTGGCGGTGGCGGTTGGACAACTATTCAAAGTGGTGGCGATAATTGGGTAGTTGGTGGCGGTGGTGCTGGTGGCGGTGGATCTAACGAAGGACCTGCAAATGAAACAATTGCTAGAGGTGGTGGTTCTCCTGCTAATAGTTATCGCCCCAATTCAAGCACTGGAGATGCGGGTTCTCCATATCCCGGAGATGGAGGTGGTTATGGAGGATGTGGTGGCGGTGTGAATAGTGTAAATGCCTCGTCTGGTGGGGGCAGCGGCGGACAAAGTGGTTTTGGAGGTTCTAATTACTTTTATCCCGTTGTTGGGGGCAGTGGTGCAACTTATGCAGGAGGTGATGGGGCAATTCAGGGACAGAGTCCAGATCGGGCGGGTGGTTCAAGATGTCCTGGATTCTTCCCGACCAATCCTGGTTGGTCAGCTGTAATTCCAGCAACAGCAGGAAACGGAGGCGATGGACAACCTGGTCCTTCTCCATCTGGATCAGGTGCGTCAGGTAATTCTGGAGTAGCAGTGATCCGTTACCCCGTTTAAATCTTAATTTATCTGCTATGATCTGCTTATCTTAAACCTTTAAGAATGGCGTTTCAAAGCGTTTGGTATTACACAGATATACCCGAAAATATTGTAGAAATTTTAGAAAAAGATTTAATAAAGTCTTTTGAGTCGAAAATGGAAGATTCAAAACTGACTGGAGATATTTTAAATAAAGAGATAAGAAATTCTGAGAATACATGGATACCTTCTCACCATTGGATAGGTGGTTTTATTTGGCACTATGTACAAAGAGCAAATAGAGAAAATTTTTTATATGATCTTCATTGCATAGACAACGAATCTTTGCAATATACAAAATATAAAGAAGGACAATTTTACGGGTGGCATAATGATTCAGGCTTAGCAGGTTCATATAAACCTGTATCAGTAGGTAACCGAACAGAAGGATTAGCGCAAGATTTTTTCAATCAAAACATCGAGTTAGTGCGTAAGTTATCTTTTTCTTTGCAATTATCTGATCCAGATTCTTATGAGGGGGGGAATGTGCAATTTCTTGATGAAAAAGGAAAATCTTATTTTGCACCGAGAAGAAAAGGTACTATTGTTCTTTTTGACTCAAGAACACAACATCGAGTTCTTAAAGTAAAAAAAGGAGTTAGAAAATCCTTGGTAGGTTGGGTGGTTGGCCCCCGCTGGAAATAAAACATCATGGAAGAAAAGCTTGTTATCGACGCAGAACGTCAAAACACAGGAACAACTTGGACTCGCAATTCTTTTTTTGAAGAAAATGGTTATTTAATATTAAAAGATCTTTGTGATCCTCAAACTATGGAAGAAAAACCTCCAAAAGACAGGGGACAATTAAATTACTGGGGGAAAAAATTAGATCAAGTAAATCATGTCCCAATTGAAGAACAAGTTAAAGGATCCTTGTCTCGTTACTGGTACCCCAAATATAGAAAAATACACACTGAAATTAAGAATAAATTAGAGCAAAAATTAGGAAGATCTTTATATGAAACGTATTACTACGATCGTTTTTATTTTCCGGGCCAGGACTTAAAAAAACACGTAGACCGAGACGCATGTGAGATTTCAGTAACAGTTCATATAAGTACAAATTTAAAAGGAAAAGAGAAAGAATGGCCAATCTTTGTTAAAACACCTGATATTTATATTGACGAATCAAAAAAAATAATTTCAAAAAAAGGAGAGGAAAAAGGCGTGATTTTAGCTCCAGGAGATGGCATGGTTTACAAAGGATGTGAAAGACCCCACTGGAGAACACCAATGCCAGGAAAGCGAAAGTGGTTTGAGTTATTTAAAAAAGACGACTTTTATTATCATCAAATATTTTTTCATTATGTACTGCAAGATGGATGCAGATCTCATTTTGCTTTTGACACATTAAGGTAAACGTTAGGTCAATGTTTTATAATTAGACAAAGAAGCACTTTTTATGGCTGATACTTTTTTTTGGCATATTATCAACCTCAAGAGAGAGATTGATACCGGTTTTGTTTCAAACGTTGTCTGGCAATTGAACGCAACACGACAACCCCTTGGAACAAATTTTGTTACTTCAACGCCTACAGGCGTGAGCGGAGAGGTTTTGGATAGTGTTACTTTCCAGGAAAATAATGGTCCTGTTCTGTCCGCCTCGCAAGCAGGTTCCACGGATTTGCCAAAACCTAATCCAGATATTTTTGTTCCTTATGAAGATTTGACGGAGGCCTTAGTTGTTAATTGGATTACAGATTTTCTTGGAGAAGAAAATGTTTTAGAGTTAGAAAACGCTTTAAAAATTGATTTGGATAATCAAGAAAATCCAAAAACGGCAAATGGAACTCCCTGGTAATTATGAAATAAATTTAATTTATGCGGCAGAATATTTTAAAAAACTGCCGCATCAAATTAAAGCTTGGGAATGGCTTCAAACAGCTGTTCCCAAGGATGTTATTGATGAATTTGCCAGGCGATACAGAGATGCTCCTAAACCAGCAGAACAATTTCCCAATACGTGGGAAGGTGTTCTTGCAGCAGCAAAGAAAGCCGGTGCAAAGTTCCCGGAATGCGTTGCTGCTCAGTGGTATTTAGAGAGTGCGCAAGGAAAACATCTTTCATGCACCCATAACTACTTCGGTATCAAATCAAAAGATGGAGAAGGTTGTTACGTCTCAACTCAGGAAGTTTACGGTGTTCAGACAGTAACCATCAAAGATTGGTTTAAAGCTTTCGATACGTTGTATGACTGCGTTGATTACCTGGTAACTCGTTGGTACAAGGACTACAAGGGATATAAAGGTGTTAATCGTGCTAGCAATCGTAATGAATGCGCACGTTTGTTGAAAGAAGAAGGTTACGCTACTGATCCTTCGTATAGTACAAAATTAATCCAGATCATGGATCGCATGACTGGAACCCCTGGTAATACAGATAAACCAAAATTCAATCCCTGGAGCCCATTCACTTATAAAGTCACACCTAACATTACGTATGGAGAGTTGACGCTCAACCAGGAAGCACGTCGATTCACCAAGCAATACCAATGTGACGTAGCACTAGAGCTCTGTCAGTTCCTTGAAAAAGCCCGTAGTGCGTTTGGTAACAAACCATTGATCATCACCAGTGCTTCTCGTCCGGAGCCCATCAACACACAAGTAGGTGGTGCCAAGAACAGCGAGCACACTTATAACGCACCATCCAAAGGAGCCGTTGACTTCTACATCGAAGGAGTCGACATCTATAAGGTGCAAGCCTGGTGCGACAAGAACTGGCCTTACTCAGTAGGATACGGTGCACCAAAAGGGTTTGTGCATCTTGGCATCAGGGAAGGAAGGCCTCGCGTACGCTGGGACTACTGAGATGAAATGTAAGAAAGATCCGCGTATACGCGTCAATATGTGCTGGGAACTTGGTGACGAAAAAAAGTGCGTCACTCTTGAGAAGAACAACGCACTTGCAACTCGTGATTGGGTGGAAAAGCAAGGTGGAACTGTGTTTTGGTTCCAGGCCCTGCCTGATTGATCAGCGCTGCTTGGCGCGACCGATGTTCAGAGCAATAAACTCAAGGACTTTGTAAGCCTTACGCAGGATGTCATCATCCTTAGGCGTAGGAGTCAGAGCGCAAATAGCAGAAGCTGCCGCATGAATTGCCAGTGCAACTTCAATGTATTCGTTAAGTTTGTGCATGGGTATCTCCCGTTTCTTTCATTCTAACGGTCGAATATATTTTCCTCTTGTACTGCAAAAAAATCTTCCCAATCTTTTTCGGTTGCGTCTGTGATATTTGGATTGGAGTATTTGTTTTCCTCTTTGTTTAGTTTTTGTTCTTCTTCAGACATCGTAAATGCGGCAACATGGAGCGCTTGGATTCTTTTCACAATAACGCTTCCAAGCCATCTCAGGTGAATGCTTCTGTTTAAATACAGACAAAAGACGTGTGATCATGGCCTATTTGTCAGTGGGATAAAGAGATCCGGGAACTTATCATCAGGGTGATGTTGTGCGTTCCAGGCATCCCTCCATTCTGACAGTGTATGATCGTGAATAATATCAAGGAAAGATTCGTTTCCGTATTCAAGTAAGAAGAAGTCATTGGCAGCAATACCAGCAGTGGTTTGTTGCCCAATCAACCACTCAGAACCATCCAAAACGGTAACAGTTACACCTGAAACAATCTCGCACAAATCTTGCGTAAAACCGTTAGGCTTCCCTGGCTCTGCTGAAATAACAGTATTAACTGTAACTGGAGAATCAACGGTTACTGTTGTGACTGGATCAATTGTTGTTTCTTGCAAGAACAACGTATAGTCTTCTAATGCCAAGAAAAGTTCAGTTTGTGCAAACTCAACAACAATTCCGACTGAATAATCAATCCGTTCATTGCGTGTGGAAGATACGCAAAGCAAATAACTTCCTGCAGGCAGTGGGTAGTAACGGTCGTCACCACGATCCAGGCGAACAGGATCAAATGAATTGTATAGATCAGACTGATGGCTCATTACCGTATCAAGATACGGAATATAAACAGAGCCAACATTATTCAACCCTTGCCTAATGGAATCTGCATCGAAAATCGGCAGTCCATTGACAGGGTTGGTATTTAAGTCGTAAACAGAAGTTTGAATGTAATTAGGTCTGGGACCACCCTTGGCAACAATGATCCAGGCAGGGCTAACCAAGTTGATGCGGAACCAGTGGTTATACGTACCACCGCCGTAACCATTCAGACCCACCTGGCTCAAAGGACCAAGCGTACCCGTCAAGTAACGCAAAGAAAGTTCACCAAACGTGCCAAGGTCCAGTGGATTTTCTTTTGTGCGTTGACGTTGACTAGTTTGATTGGATACCCGTGACACTTCTACCCAACAATCCTTATTTATTCATTGTACTCGGGGCGATTCTTGACGTATTCAGGGTTGGTAATGGGGTTTTTGTGATCTCTAAGAATCACCTTGGTCACATCCAGGCCGTTATGCTCCCCCTGGTTGAACATCATCAACTTTTTGGCTTCAAATTCCGTGACGCAAGGAGCAATCGTTTGAGGAGGAAAGTTTCTGTTGAAGCTTGATACCAAGTGCAGTGGGTTGCCGCACTTTTTGTTCCCGCACAGACGTGTCACCAACAGGGATCCCACATCCCCCCAGGCGCACTGGTAGATCGCCTTATGGATATTGACGTTTTCGGACTTCTGTTTGCTGTAGAGGGATCGGTAAGACGGAAGACACACGCGCTTGGGTGTGGTACCAGAGGGTCCATTGATTTCCCAACACTCGTCCGGGAAGGTGACGTTGACTTGCTTCCAGACCTTGGCGTACTTGATGCGGTAATCAGTCTGTAGGTAGTTCACATCAAATCCACAGACGTTACTGAGGATCTTCTTGGCGCACTCATAGCACCAATGCTCAGATGAGTCTCGGATGAGATGACCGTGAGGACAAGCAAACCCTGTGTAGTACCCCAGCTCATTGAGTCGTTCTTCCTCCAGGGACTCGATGGCGTTGACGTGCCTGAATCTCGCGAGTCCCAGCGTGGTTTCAAATGTCTTGATGAAGCTTGCCATCTCAGTTCAGAACGGTGGTTTGACGACGGTTGCGGCGAGTACGTGGTTGCTTTTCCTTCCGCGACTCAAGCCACAGCTCAGTAGGCAGCTCATGCTTGGGGCAATCCTCAGGACGCTTCACGTCTGCGTTCCTGGGGTCTTCGCCCGTACGCAGGTAGTACACGATGCGGTGGGCGTGCAGCTTTTGGTTGTCGATAGAGACCACGTAGTACCTGCCGTGGTGCTCCAGGTACCCAGCCATATCACCTTCTTTATGGCGACCAGTGGTTTCTGCCCACTCCAGGCCACTGGGGTACTTGTCGGTCAGTCTCAATCTTTGTTGCATGTATCTCAATGGAGGCATCGGTCGGTACTGACGGGCCATGGCAGGTAGGGCGGACTTTCGGACTTTACAGTATTATCTATCTTTCTATGAGCTAAATAACAACTCGTAGCATCTTGTCATTAAAAGGACTATGACATCTTATTTCCTATTGTCATTTACGCCACGTAAGGATTGAAATACCTCTAAAGTCCGAATCCCTGACCTGCGCTTTTGGTCTCATCATGAGACTGCCTTTCCATAAAAAAGCCCCTCGTTGCGTCGAGAGGCTTCATCCACCCATGCGGATCGTCCGGTCAGATCTTAGACAGCAGCGAGTGCTGCACCTTGAGACTTCCCTTTCTTTTTAGCTTTCTTACCCTTCGGCTCCAGCGTCACTTCCGGCTTCGGTGGGTTGAGCACCTCCTGGAACACCCCATCAAATTGTGCGGCAACCGTATCCCAGTTGAACTGCTCGTCCGTTGCGCGGATGTAGCACAGCTCAGCGACGGCATCCAGCTTGTCCCGATCTTCGTAAAGTTCGTTGAGAATCTCTGCAAGGTGTTCGGCGGAGGGGCAGGGCATCTCACGGGCAAAGTTGGTATCCACATCAACGTGGTCACAACGGATCAACTTGCCGTAGCCCTCGAAGATCTCCTTGCAAGAGGTGTGATCAGGCACAACCTGTGCCACACGGCAGGCTGCGTGCTCAAAGTTGACCAGTCCCCAGCCTTCACCTTTACAGGTATTGACGCCCACATCGACTGCTTGGTAAATGGTCTCCAGCATCTCGACGGGTACGGACGGCGGACCAGCAGTGGGGGAGGTCATGATGATGCGACCGTTGGGATCGAGGCCACGTTTCTGCATCTCACGTGCGAAGACCTGCATCACATCCCAGCCTTGGTCCTTGGTACCCATATGCAGGTACAGCTGGGTATCAGGTTTGTCCTTGGCAAATTCAGCAAAGGCGTCGATGGTGATGTCGATCCGTTTGCGGAACTGGTTGCGGTTGCCATTGAAAACGATGAAGGTATCTTCTTTCAGGCCCAGCTTCTTACGTGCTTCGATCTTGTCACCAGGCTTGAATTGACCAGCCGTCACACCGTGGGGGATGACGTGGATGGCCTTCTGGATGCCACCTTTAATGAATTCGTGGGCACCAAATTCCGTATAGGAGACCACTGCGTCCCAGTGATTGGCGGTATCACCAAGAGAACCGATCCAACCGTAAGAGTCCATGGGCATGTAACCCACGAACTTGAAGCCCATGCTCTTGTGGAGATCAGCGATCTGTGCGTACTGAGCGTTGATGATCCAGCAGTCATTGATTGTGAAGACCACATCCGGCCGTTCACGTTCAACGATCTCACGGATGCGTTCTTCACCGAAGGGCGCCTGCCGGAACCGATTAGACGCCGGGTACATTTTGAATTGTTCCTGCATGGGATCGGGATCCCCATACCAGTTACAACCCAAGACCACGATTTCGTATTGATCCTTGAGTCGTTCGATGACGTTATGGGTAACGCGGGCAAAACCCGTCATGGCAACAACGTCACCGACCCACAAAAGCTTCGGTTTTTTACTCATTAAATCGAGATATTCTCGATTAACTATACACAAACTGACGGAGTAATAGAACGTGTTAATTCCCGCTCTTCAGATGTTTTGGCTTTGAGCTTATGTTTTAAAAACTCAGCTGCCTTATGGGTATTTGTTGTGTCCCCGCAGGTATAGAGGTCGACGGCGGCGTATCCAATCTCCGGCCAGGTATGGATGGAGGCATGGGATTCGGCCAGCAGTGCCAGAAGCGTCACCCCTTGGGGCTGAAACTTCTCCCCAAAGATCCGAAGAATCGTTGCGTTTGACATACGCAGTGCAGTCTCCAACATTTCGGAGAGGTAGTCGTAGTCATCCAGGACTTCTGCACTGCAGTCATACAGATCCAGGATCAGGTGCCGCCCATTAGACATCTTGAATTTCTAGTTCATCCTCCATTTTCGCATTAGGGTCCACATCCAGTGACATCCCATAAAACTCTTTGTACTTTTCCTTATCGGACGCCACCTCTACGACGGACGGCCAACCTTCGTACTTCTCACTGGACTCACGTACTACCAGGTTGACGATCCGCATGCCCTTGGTATTACGCAGGGGGTAGGCATTGATCTTCAGCTGGTGCTTACAGATGTCGAGGAGTAGAGGTTCAAAGCGGTTACGCGACATGATGCCGACGTTGCACTGACGGCAGAACTCCGCATAGCTTGCGTACAGCCAGGTGTCCTTATTGGCGTAGATATTGGAGGCACCCATCGGTGCGTTCTTCGTGAAGCCAATGGCTGAGGTCACACCTGGGTCAAATACCACCTTGTGATCCAGCCAGTCGAGCAGTGGGTTGGAACGCAGAGTTTGAGTACGCTCGTACTTCTGGAAGAACTTCACCTTCTTGGAAGTCTCCATCAGGTATTCACGCATCTCATCTTCCGACATATCCAGCAGCCAGTTCACCAGACCAGGCAGCAGCGGAGAGAAGACACCTTGCGGTTCACCCTTGGAATTGAACTTGATCAGTTCCTTCTGTTCATTCGGTGCGCCGGTGAACGGACGGTCGAACGGAATGGTGAGACGACGACGGGCAAGACCAGAGGTGTAGTCGGTGGACTGAATCGCTTCGTTGGCGGTGATCATCACCATCCCGTGGTATTGGAATGGGTCCAGTGCTTCGCCTTGATACTTGCGCTCACTACGAATCCAGTCGTTACCGGTGATGGCTTTCAGACGGGATACGGAACCACCCCAACGGTCAGCATCCTGGAACAGCAGAAGCTTTTTACCCATGTAGGCCGCTGCTTCAAAGCGGTTCTTCTCCAGGTTTTCAAAGTCTGTAGAGTAGGTGTTGCTCTTACCGACCAGTGCTACTGCCAGGTTTGCGTAGGTGGATTTACCGGATTTACCAGGACCGACAATCTCCACAAACTTCTGGATCTCATAGCGCCCGAGTAGTGTTGCCCGCAGCCATGCACGCAATACCTGAGTGCGTTCCCAGCTGTCGTGTTGCGTGTGCTTGAGCCACTTCACAATGTCTTCACAGGTTGCCGCAGGGTTGTAGGCGTACGGCATTTGCTGCAGCATGTGCAGTTCCCGGTTGAAGGGAAGCAGCTCCCTGCTTTCAATATTCAGCACACCATTGGTGAATAGCAGAAGTTCAGTGCCGTCATACCAATCCTCAAAGGCAAGTACTGATTGCAGCTGTGTGTAGACATCGTTCATCAAGTTGCTTGTGAAGCCACTTGGCAGGAAGTCACCCAGCATTTGCAACCGGTGACGGATGTCACCTAATGCTTCGACCTTGGTGAGGGGAGACCAAAGACCTTGCGATTCTTTGGCATACATAAAGAATTGACCATGCGGCTGACTGAACAGCAGGTTCCCCCTATACTCCTGCAACAAGACATCCGTGATCTCACCAGATGAAGGGTTACGCGTACGTTGGTCTTTTCCTTCTTTCTTGTTTCGCCGGGACTCCCGTTGCAGCGAAGGAGTTTGCAGAGGAGCGGACGCTACAACTTCTTCAGCAACTTCAAGGGGCATGGCAAGATCCTGCTCTAATTCAGCCAGTAATTTCGAAACGTGTTCAAGTGTCTCATCATCAACATTCATCGCACGGGAGTTGTCAGGAGGAGGATTCCAGCCATTCTCTTTAGCGATATGAATCAGGGAGCCAAGGCCCCGGCCACCACCTTTTGAAAAGGAACGCCAACGCCTGTGGCACTCACCCTCGCGATACTTTTCGGAGTGCTTGGACCACTCATCCCATACGTCAAGGAGAGATTCATCGAGTTGATGGAGGGTCTGACCAACGGTGATCCAGATGTCGTAATCATCTGCGGCACCTGGGTTCTTTTCCAGTAATCCCCAGGTTGCTTCCGTTGCCAGCTGGATGTCCCGCTCCAGCGACACTTCCGAGTTGATCGCAAAACCAGGACCAATGACCCTGGTGCGCTCTTTAGCAGGAGTACCTTGTCTGACGTTTTTATTGATGATGGCGTTCAGTAGCCAGTCCGGAAATTCCGGCAGCTCTTCTGCCCACTCAAAACCTTGGTTTTCTGCAGTGAAGTAGCCATCGGTTTCAGGGTGCAGCCCCATCAGCACACCCTGATGCTTCTTCCAGAGGATCTCTAGTTTTTCTTTGTCTTCTTCTGCGTGCCAAGTGTACTTGTTACGGGCAAAGTGCTTGTGCTTTTCCCTGCTTAATTTGTAGAGCTTCCGTTCACGGCCAATCTTGCCGCTGAGGATGGTCAGGGTATCGGGCAGTGCTTCTTTGAGGGGAAGATCAGAAATTTCCTCAATCAGTTTGTAGACACTTGGGCCATCAACATCGACCCATACCAATCCATAGGGATGGTTGTAGACAGGGCCACCGAGCAGACCGATGGCACGGCACTCGCCACTGACAATTTCTTCTTCAATATCACGGACGCTGAACGGTTTATTTTGCCAGCCTTGAACGTAAGGATCTTTCTTGGCACCTAATGGCGTGAGCGGCCAATCAATAGGGATATAGCTCAGGTTGATTTCGCCTGGCTTCAGTGCTTGCTCGTTCTGATTTGTCATGCCTTACTTTTTTCCTCAACCTCTACTTTAAAGATTCGTTCCGGGAAGGAGCTATCTTTTACCAGCTGAAATGCATGCAGATGCATAAGAGTGGGCAGATAAAAACAGTCCCCATCCGTCGCACTCATCATGCGACTCATGAGACTATTTATCCACTCACCCGAATGAACGTTGATGTCCATGGGTGGGGGCTGGATTTGGGTGTTTTCTTATCCTACGGCCGCCAATCCGAGAGGACCATTACGCCTTTCGATAGATCAGTGAGTCTTATGCGACTCATTTAATGCGGGAATGGGATCAATTTCCTGGAACTTCCGCATCAATCTTTCGTACACCTGCAGGGCATCTTCCTTTGTAACAACAGCTGTCTCACATGCGACTTGCCATGCGTGACGTTCACGGCTCTCCATCTTTCCGTTCGGGTTCCAGGCCATCAGTGTACCAAGGGGCAGTCAACCGCATTTCACCGCCGAGCTTTTGAGACTCACCAGTTTGCAGCTTTGGATCAACTGGATATTCTCTGTAGATCGGTTTGTTTTGTTCTTCCCGTTCTAACTCAGATTGAATCCGGTTTTCAAATTCAATCATATCAAGCCTGGCCTTCAGCTTTGCTTCAAACCAAACTTTCTTCCACCACTTGATTACGGCATCAATAATGTCTGCGAATAGGGTCCGAATCATTTTGTTATAATGAATTTACATATAACTATAGACATGCAGGATTATTCCCTCGACCGTTTCAGCCAGCTGCTTGGCAACCTCAAGGCTCAAAAAGAAAACGAAAAGCAAGAGGGCGACGAGCGTGCAATTCGTTTCAACGAAGCAGCCGCCGATAGCGATGACGGCATGATGGAATAATACAGGTTTTGATATAATCAACTGATAGATTTTAGAGCAATGCGAGACACACGTACTGGCGCCGCCCGTAAAGGAACTCCTAAGGGTGCCGCTGTTGATCGAACTGGTAAAGGAGGGATGCCTACCCCCAAAGGTGGTAGTAGCTCTGAACCAAAGCCTGCACCTAAAGGCCAACCGATTGCCCCCCGTGGCACTAGCACAAAAACCCCAGCTGTAAAAGCAAAAGTAGAGCGAGCAAAAGCAGAACTTCGCGAAAAAGAAAAGCGTCAAAAGGAAGCAGAAGCTCGTCGTGCGAAGAATAAGAGTGAAGCACCAAAACTTGCTGGCCGCTACCGAAATTTAGCCGGCGGTTAAATTAGATCTGGATCGTACACATTGCAGTTTTCAATCTGCTTGTAGTATTCATCTACGATCTTGAGCCAATCCTCCCGGAGCATGTTGAGAAAGTTTCGGGAGATCTTGAAGACCTGGGTACGAGCTGGTGTTGAGACCAGGATTGCTGCCTGCTGCACCTTCATGCCCAGGGTCTGTTCAATTGCAATGTCGTAGGCCGCAAGTTGCTTGCAGGTCTTCTTGAATTTCATGTGACCACCGAGCAGATCCCTCCACTCCTGGGACCCCTTCTCCAGATCTTTCGGCCACTTACGGCTGTAGGGTTTAACGCTGGTCTTTAAGTCCGCGAGCGTCAGCTTGTTATTAGCCACAGCGATAATGTCAGGAGCACCAGCCCAAGCCCTGCCTTCGTCATCGCAACCCCAGACACGAGCGACATCATCAGCACCAATAGTGAAATCAAACTTATCGAGTACAGGAGACTCAGCCCAAAGGACTTCCTGGAACTGATCCAGAATTGATGGCATACCTGCCCAAAAGTCTGCGTATTCCTCCTTGATTTCCGGGCTTTTATTCCCTTTGAGGTACTGCTCCATACCATAGTGAATGGCAGTGCCCCGCTCGGCTGCTTGTTCTTTAACACCTGGATTTGCTTTCGACCACATTTCGAGCTTCCGTTTGTTTGCTTCGGAAGCTGTTTCGCTGATAATCGTAGTTACGGACGGCGCAGGTCCAGTGGGTAACGGAGTTGTATAGTGACGTTTTCCGTTAAGCGTAATTCTGGCTGCGGTCCTATTAAGGTCCCGCATCATCTCTGGTTGCTTATCCTTGGACTCAATCCAAGGATCACCTTGATTTATGTTAGCAACCATTGATGGTTTTGTATATTGCTGTTAGCTTAACGCATAAGTCAAGGCTTAGAAGATGGACGATTTTAACTATGCAATTGCCGCGATCCTTGGGGCAATGCTTGTTGTCGTTAGCATGGATGCCTTCATTTTCTTCACTGAGGTTGCTGCCCGGCGATGAATAAGTTTTGGTATGGAGTGAAGGGGTACGTCTCCTGTTTTGGCTGGATCTTTGGTGCGGTTCTCCAATACATCTGGGAGGAATGTCCCGACCTTAAGTTCTGGGAATGGCACGAGAATTTAGGTGATCATATCTGGTATGCAGAACGGGTGAATGGCCGTGTGGCAATGCTTGCTCTGTCTATTGTGCTGATCTTAGAATTAGTCTCACACGAATCTATTTGGGACTTAGTTTTATGCGCAACTTAACTCGTTTCTATTACGACTTCGACGAGGACTGCCGCACTGGTTGCTTCAACAACCTTGCCTACGAAGACATCGAAACGATAGATGCGGACGAATTTGAAGCTAAGCTGCGGGAACAAGACGTTCCGTACACACGCATCGACTTATGAAGGACTCCAAGATTGTGGCTGTGCTTTCGCTCTGGCGCGATAGTGAAGGCTACATCGATAGGTCCCTCAAGCAATTCGAAGCAATGGAAGAGGTCCTGCGTAAGGAGAACACCCGTTGCGTCTACAGCTTTTTTGAGAACGATTCCACTGATGAAACGCCTTATATCCTGATGGATTGGCTGCGTAATCGTAAAGGAATCCTGTTGGCTGAGAATATTGATGCACCTAAGTGGGGCAGCGTCTCCTCTATTGAACGCGTCCAGTATCAAGCTCGGTACCGGAACATGGCCTTGGCACCACTCGACACTTACTACAACTTTGATTACCTACTGGTTGCCGACAGTGACGTGCACTGGGAACCGGAGCTGATCACAGGAATGATCAAAGCCCTGGATGACAACCCCACATGGGGTATGGTCTCACCCAACACCACACAAAACGTACGTGATTACGTTGAGGATACCGACCGCCCCTCTTATTTTGACAGCTGGTCCCTCAAGGATCGAGACGACAAACAGTGTTTGACGTTTGCCGCCAACCCCTTCTTACATACAGAAGATCGCATGCGCTGGGACCAGTGCGAACCGGTGAGTTGCAATAGTGCTTTTGGTTCCATTGCCATGGTGAAAGCTGAAGCAATGGATTCAGAAGATGGCGTTGAGTGGGCAGTGGTTGATGGTGTGGAGCACTGGGAATTTTGCGCTGGCATCCGCAGCAATGGCTATGAAGTAATTGCAGATCCCAGGTTGCATGCCGAGGTTATCCACAAAAAAGAGGTGGTTCCCCACCCCGATATTGTAAAGTTTCACCAAGGCCGCCTTCAAGAGGCGTTGCTGATGTCGTAGGCAACCATTTCTTCCACCAGTTTCTCAAGGGTGGAATTGAGTTTCCACCCCAGCTTCTTCTGTGCATAACTGGAGTCGCCCAAGAGGGAATCAACTTCTGCGGGACGGTAATACTCAGGGTTGATACGGATCACAACCTGATCGAGCTTGGGGCAGTAACCGACTTCATCCAGTCCTTCTCCTTCCCACCTGATGGGTAGACCGGCCTGCTCAAATGCCATCTCACAGAAGGTACGCACGCTGGTCTGTTGACCTGTTGCGATTACGTAGTCGTCCGGCTCATTTTGCTGGAGCATGAGATACATCGCTTCCACGTAGTCACGAGCATGACCCCAGTCTCGTTTTGCGTCCAGGTTACCAAGCTCCACAAATTCCTGGCGCCCTTTCCAGATCTGACCGACAGCTTTGGTGATTTTACGGGTGACGAACTCCTCTCCACGCAGCGGTGATTCATGGTTGAAGAGGATGCCGTTGCAACCGAAGAGGTCGTAGCTCTCCCGGTAGTTGATCGTCAGCCAGTACCCAAAGAGTTTGGCGACACCATACGGGCTACGTGGGTAGAAGGGCGTCGACTCCACCTGGGGCACCTGCTGCACTTTCCCGAACATCTCGGAAGTTGCGGCCTGATAAAACTTTGGTTTGGCATTGGCATTACGGCAAGCCTCCAAAATATTCAGCACCCCAATTGCGTTCGTATACGAGGTGCTACCTGGCGACTTAAAACTGACACCAACGTGGCTTTGGGCAGCGAGATTGTACACCTCATCTGGTGCGAAGGCATCAACGGCCCTATGCACTGAGGTGGCATCCGTCATATCGGAGTATTCAAATTTGACGGTAGGGGGGATGTGGCCATGAAAGATCCACTTGAGTTTGTCTTTATTCCCTGGATTGGCATTGTTTCGAACGAGGCCCAGCACTTCGTATCCTTTTGACACGAGACTATGGGTGAGATAGGCACCATCTTGTCCCGTAATTCCCGTGATCAGTGCTTTTTTCATCGAAACTTTTGTCTATACTCATAACTATAACCAAGATGTAAAGCGGTAGAAATGGCTCAATTTGATTGGCCCCTCCAGAAAAACACCATTGGGGTGCAGGAGAAATTTGAGCTGACCAAATTCATCTTGACCAGTGACCGTTTTACCAACGGTCCCAAGTGTCGTGAGTTTGAAAACGAGTGGTCCTCCTGGCAGAAACGCCAGTTCTCTTTGTTTGTCAGCAGCGGTACCACTGCTAATACGTTGCTGCTGGACGCCGTACGTGAGTTGTATTTTGGCAAGCATGCCAAGTTAAAGATCTTCTGCCCTGCCGTGAACTGGGCTACGAACATCTCGACGTTCAAGCAGCAGGGCCACGAGATGTTCTTCTATGACATTGACTACGAAGCCTATTCGCCGTGCTTTGAATCTTTAAAGAGATTTAAGGAATTGGACATTGAGCCTGATGTGATCTATGTGACGCACATCATGGGGTTTGCCAATGACCTGCGGCAGATCAAAGAGTACTGGCCCGACGCAATCTTGCTGGAGGATTGCTGCGAATCCCATGGTGCCCTGGATCTTGACGACGAAAAAGTCGGCAATGCAGGCCTGGGCTCAACTTTCTCGTTTTACTTTGGGCATCACATGACCACCATTGAAGGCGGCATGGTCTGCACCGATAACGAGGAGCTGTACAACCTGATGCGTGCCAAGCGTTCTCACGGTATGTCTCGTGAGATGTACGGCTCGTACCGTCTGGCAGAAGAAGCCGCTGCCCCTGATATTGACCCGGCCTTCCTGTTCCCCACCGAAGGATATAACTTCCGCAATAACGAGTTGGGCGCAGTGATTGGCCTGGTGCAACTAAAGAAACTCGATAAGTTTGTCAGCAAACGCCAACAAAACTACTTTCAGTTCTACATGCACATGATGGATCACCCCTGGATCAAGCACTTACCCAACCCGTTTGGTAACAGTGCCATGACCTTCCCGTTCCATTGTGTATCATCTGAGACACGCAATTACCTGATCAAGCATCTGCGAGCGATTGGCGTGGAGACACGTCCCTTCCTGGTCGGCAACCTACTCCGTCAGCCTTTCATGAGGGATTACAAGAAAAGTCCGTATTTGCCCAACAGCGAGGAGATTCACGACCACGCCTTCTATATTGGCAATAACCATTTCATTACAGAGCGCCAGATCAAAGCCCTGGCCAAGGAGTTGCACTCATGCGCTGCCTGATCTCAACCATCATTCGCAACCGAGCCAAGCACGTTTCCACCTGGGCCAACCAGCTGCAGAGCCTGTGTGATGTGCACCAGGATACCGTTTTTGATCTTGTTGTCCTGGAGAACGACTCAAACGATGGTACCAAACAGGCGTTGAATGCAGTTGAGCCCCTGCTTAAAAAGAAACTGAACAAGGTCAACATTGCGATCCGCAACTTTGATTGGCCTTACTTCCACTCCATCAAGGCAGAAGAACGGGTCAAGTACCTGGCCATGGCACGCAACAAGACCTTATCAATTGCCGATGAGATTGTTGGCCTAGAGGCTTACGACAAGGTGATCTCCATCGAACCCGATGTGACGTACAGCACCGTAGACGTAGGCCGGATGATTCATTCTGACCTTGATATTGCATCTGGCTACAGTGTTCTACCCCAAGGCATGGGTGTACCGGACTGGATTTATGACAGCTGGGCTACCAGGGTTAATGCTGATGACTCCGAGTATTTCGGCCCCAAAATTTCGGAGCTCCCCGATTGTCTCCCCTTAGCGGCCACCTTCAATTGTTTCTGTGTTTACAAGGCAGATCCGATTGCACAAGGCATTCGTTTTTCGGAAATCAACCCAAAAACCAAGCAATGGGATTGTGATACCACTACCATCTGCATGGAATTTGCCAAGAGAGGGCATGACAGAATTGGTATGTACAAGGTACCAATCCTTCATAAGCCCTAATGTATATCGTTGCCCCTATAGTAAGAACACCCAAAGAATCCGAGATGTCTCTTTCTGCTCAAGTCAAAGAGTCTGTCATGCAGGCATCCGATAACTTGCGTGATGCGATTGCATTTGCTGCCCGTGGTGAACACCCCATCGTGATCAGTATGTTGTCTGACATGATCACTAGGCTCGAATCCCTGGAGCAAATGGACGAAATCATGGAGAAGTTTGGTGGCCGAACAGAAAAGAAAATTTAGGCAGCCAACGGAACAAGAAAGACTAGAAGAATACTTCTGGCAGTTAGAACGACTGATACCCAATCCTCCAAAGGATTGGGCTAAGTCTGCTCGTCCATGTAAGTGGGCTAAAATATTAGAAGAGAAGAAAAATAATCCTGATGTCTCAGGAGAGTGGTAAGTATACGAAACCAGAGTTACGCGAGCGTATCAAAGATCGTGTGATGGCTGGATCGAAGGGCGGAAAGCCTGGGCAGTGGTCTGCCCGTAAGGCTCAGCTTGTGGCCCAGGAGTATAAGGAAGCAGGCGGCGGGTATAAAGGAGGTAAGGGTGAGAAGCAGAAGTCCCTGGAGAAGTGGGGCAAAGAGAAGTGGATGACGAAAGACGAATACGAGAAGCGCAGTAAAGCTAAGTCTGCTGCAAAGAAATACAAAGAGAGTAAGTGATGGGTAACTTATTTCAACAGCTTTTAAATAAGGTTAACCGTGGTTACGGTCAAGCAGACAAGAATTTATTTGGTGGGTTGTTGCCTGGTGGTGCAGCAACACCTATAGGTGCAGCATTACAAAGATCAGGCATTCCTAAAAATAGACAGCCAAGTGATTTTGAGCGTAGGAAAGCATCATTAATTGATGCAGCGGCTACTGCCGTAAGTAATTCCCAACCTTTTGTTGAGAAAACAATTAAAGCATCTCCAGAATCGGTACAAGGTGCAATTGCTTCTGGATTAAATGCGCTTCCTTTTAGCGTTAACTTATTTGGTAGGTATTACACAGGTTTAGGCGATAAGAATCTTCAGATACCCGAATCCGCAACTCGTGGCATTAAACAAGTTTTAGATACTTCTGTTGCAAACACTCAGAAAAGAATTAAAGAATCAGAATCAACAATAGAAAATTTATCTAGCATGTTGACTGCAGTTCGTAATAAACAATATCCACTTCAACAAGCAACTGCATCAGGTCCATTTGGTGGGTATGTACCACCAGCAGAAGAGATAAACAATGCTTTAGCCGAAGAAAAAAGTAAGTTAAACAGGATAAAACAAGGGGATATTCCTTTTTATGGTTACTCAGCAACTGACAGTAATCCTTTGACTTCACCTGCTACTTCTTTTGGAAGTCTGTGGTTTAGCCCAAATCAAAACGGATATAGATCAAACGAAAAATACGATTTTGTTTACGGAGCTGCTGATGCAAAAGTTCCAAGTGGACCAGATCCAATGGGAGTTACCTTCTTAGATCCTTCTCAAGAAGCGGCTTTAAATGCTGCAATGGGGATACAATTACCAGGAGGAAAAAAACAAATGGTCACAACAACAACGCATCCTCTTACCTTCTTTGGTCGTTCAGTTGTGATGAAGATGCCAGATAAATCGTTTACATATCCAATTAACATTCGTTAATTATGGCTGATAAAGCTATACAAAAGGGATATACAAAGCGTTACCTCCCAGAGAGTGCGTGGGCTTCTTTATCCAAAGAAGAACGTCAGGAGACGGATCAAAAGAAACGTGCTGCTAGTCGAGAAGGAAAGCAATTTGTACCGAATACAGAGAAGGCAAAACAAGCCGGTCGTGCCGCCCGTCGTTATAAACAAAGTAAGTAAATCTATAATCAAAAGAGATACTTAAAGATTCATGGCACAAGCTAAAAAGCCAGCTGCAGGCAAGGCAGTTCCCCCTAAAGGTAGAGCGGTTCCTCCCAAAGGGAAAGCAGGTGCCACCGATAAGCAAGCTGCTGCTCGCGACAAGTTCAAAGAGATGATTGCAAAGAAGAAGGAAGCTGCCGCGAAGAAGAAAAAATAGTGATATCCTGACACAGGAGCAATTCAGCTCTGGGACTAATAGTCGAAAAGTCCCTCCACGTTACGAACGTGGCGCTTACGGCAGCTGAGTGAGAAGGAAGTTATGATCCCGGTATAACAACCGGGATTTTTTGTGACTACTCTTGTAGCCAACGTACCACCAGTCAAGGTGTGGGTACGCAGGGAGTATTTACGTGATCTGCGGGATGGGCATGGTGAGTACACGCCCGGCTATTGGGTGACGTGTAAATCCCTTACGGGTCGTGCCCTGTACTTTGAGACCTACTTGACGGAGTACGGTGCGTTGTATGACAAGCTTCCTATCAGTGCATTTCTTGCATGGGATCCCAACCATCCGAAAAAACCAGAAAGTCCAACACCAGACCTGGAGCTAACTGACCTGCAGTTTTGGAATGGATTTGATCACGGGCTTACGGTCATTGAAAAGAACTTGATCTTCAATATGGAGTTTCAAGTGATGACGCGTAGTGCGGGTGTAATGAAGGGCACATACTTATTTACGATTGACAATTATCATCCTCATAGAAACGAACCCGATTTCTACTTTGCGGAGTTCCCCGATGAGCACAAATCCCATAACATTGTGGCTCTGGACAACGGTCAAATTGGTGCTTATCCCAATAACCGTTGCCGCATGTGCGATCCATCACTGACCAATCACAACCTCAAGACCCCAGACTTCAAAGTATCTACCCGTTACTTTGATGTGGAGCATGCGCCCAAATGGGGACGCTTGGGCGAACAAGATGATTACTTCTGGAAGACACCCAACGAAATAAACACAGAAAGTTAACGTAATTAGAATAGAGAAAAGCAATACAGCAATGGCGCGTTCTACTGATTTCCTTTATCGATACCGTGACGTTTTAAACAAGTTACGTTCTGATAAGGATTCTGGTTTATCCAATAAGCAGGAGCGCCGTACTGCGGCAAGGCAAGCACGTTCTGGCATCCGGAAAGATAAGGCTGCCGCCGCTGCTGCTGGTAATATTTATCAATCTCCTGCTGATAGAGCAGCTTCTGTTGCTGCCATTCCGCAAGAGTTCATTGATCGTTATGGCTCTCAGGCAGGAAGTATGTATGCCAACAGCCAAGTTAAGAGCGCAGATCTGAACAAACAATACGCTGCCGTTGGTGCAACCCAACAAGATATTGATCGTTACGGCAGTGATGCCTTAGATGTGGCGCGTGCACGTCAGTTAAACGAACTTCAAAAAAGTCGTGGTTTAGAAAGATTGACCGCTGGTTCACCAGAGCAACGTCAACAAGCTTTGGATGAAAGCTATCGGTTGGCGCAATCGGCTGGTATTCCTGCTGCCCGTGGATCCAAGGAAGCAACTCGTGAGTTCTATACCAAGGAGTTTGCAAAGTTTGGTGATAATCCAAACGTGTTTGGTATGAAGGATTTACTTGAGATGCGCAATCGTGGCGAGAGTGAAGGCGACATTCGTCGTATGGCTTTAACCATTGGTGCCGTTGGTCCTCAGGCCCAGAAAGCATTAGGCCTTGGCTATTTGAACCGCAACTTCTGATTTGACAAGTTGGTATAATAAAAAAGTTCCCGCTCTCTTTTGATCGGGCTAAGTCCTGGGAAACCAGGCCGCCAGTTCTGAGGTCCGTCGTTGGTTGCGGGTTGCCTTCCCTGGCGTCAGCGAGAATTAGCGCAGTTTGGTAGCGCATCTGCTTTGGGAGCAGAGGGCCGCAGGTTCAAATCCTGCATTCTCGATTATTCAGATTCTCGATAAATTGCGTTTATCAAGAATCCTGATAAATTATATTTACGCGTGCACAAAAACTATACGTGGCTTGGGCTGATGCCAAAAAACGTATCGATAAGAATCGACAAAAGCTTCTGGAGTACAAGAAGACTTTGCAGTGCGAGAAGTGTGGGCTGGATGATCACCGCGTCCTTGAGTTCCACCACGTAGGTGATAAGGATAACAACATTTCAAGTATGGTGAATCACGGTTACGCCTGGAGCAGGGTAGAGCAAGAGATCGAGAAGTGCATCCCTCTTTGCTGCAACTGCCATCGCCTGGAGCATTGGGAATCTAGTGTTCTTCAAACACATATTCCATAATGCATCCATAGAGCTTGGACTTCATTTCAGCCAAGAACTCAACTTCAGGTGAATCAGTGTCCTCAGGAGGCCACTGTTCATGAACTGATTTAATTGTGTTGTAAAGAAACCGGAGACCTCTGATGTCCAGCTCAATAGTGCAAGCTGACTTGAAGGTCATCAACCATTCCGCAGCGTTGCTTTGACAAACCAAGCAGCTTTAAAGGCTTGACCACAGAGGTCAGCCATGTAGTTCTGGATATCAATAGCACCGACCTTAGCAGCGATGGGCTCCAGCTTTTTGGTCTTCATGCCCAGTTCTTCCAGGTTCTTGTAGTACGTGGCGAGTTGATCCGTACCTTTATAGCTGGTAACGTGTTGAATACCAGGGCCAGCATCAGCTAGACCCCTGGCGCACATTGGCAGCAGGTAGTCCATGCTGCGAATGAATTCAGCAAGCGTATCAAACTGAGTCTGATGAGCCTCGTATTGGTCTCCAAGGAATGCGTGCACCCCGAGGAAGTTCGACCCCTCGTAGTTCAGGTGAATCAGATGGGCCTGTGTCTGAAGTTCCTTGAGGTAGGAACACAGGGAGATGCACTGCTGGATGAATGCCCCGACATCACCATTCTTTGATTTACCAGGAGCTTTTGGCTTCTCTTGTGGCTGAGGAGCAGTTTGAGGAGCGGGGGTTTGAGCTACGGGAACCGTCTGGGGGCCGGGGGTATACATAGTCTTAATGCGCTTTTTCTAGTTTATCAGCGAGAAACTTCTTCCCAATCCAATGCTGAGAAGACAGTATCACCATCTGATTTAGAGGCAACAGCAAAGATCAGTTCTGTTGGTGTACCTGTAAAAGAATCCCGTTCCAGCTGGTACTTAAACAGTTGATCAGTCGTCAGCTCTAATACGTTTTGGCCTTGTGTATTGGCGGAGATAAAACCTGCAGCTAGTGTGTTACCACCGGAGATGGAGACACCGCTGAGGTTGTATTCCACAGGAGAGTTCGTGCCAGCACTGGTCCACGTACCACCAGACACGGTACCGCCTTGGATAACCTTCCAGTTAAAGACAGCGTTGTTCCCTTGTCCAAGCATGCTTAACGCATTAGGAATGACAACAGCATCAAGACGTGTGGACTTCAGGCGGATGGCCGCCGCTGGATAGAACACACCACTGTTGGTGCAAACACGTGGCGAGTTAAGTGCGTTGGATGCAGAGTTGGCATCCCCACGAACTTGATACCCACCTTCTGAGATGACGGTGGAGCAGATTTGCTTGAGGGTACCGCTTGCGCTGAGGGTATTCAGTGCCTCAATTTCGTAACGTGCCGGCAGAGTTGCTGTTGTGATGTAGGTACCAGGAACGATGTTGGCGTGGTGGAATGAATGGCAAAGGATGAATTGACCGTTGATCACAAAGCCAGTGCGGACGGTGCCGACACCAAGCCATTCGATATCAGCCCAGAAGATTTGAGACTTGGTTGGATCCAGAGTGATCTTGGATTCACCACTACCGTTGAGCTTGTCACCATTCCAGCTGGACTGAGGGATGATGGTTTCAGTAACGGTGCCACTGACAGAGGAGCGTTCAACGATGGAATAGGTATCACCCGACTGCTGGAAGTAAATGCCATTGCCGCTGCTGAAGTAACCAGCCCGTTGCCGCAGGTTGGTTTGACCAGAGGACATGACAAAGGTGTTCATGATCAGCAGGGATTTACCTGGCTGATACGGGAACACACGATTGGTTTCACGGTAGACCTTGGAACCCGATACGGTTCCAACACTCATGTTGACCAGGCCTTCGTTGCTGCTAAAGGTGACGGTACCGCTGGTGCCTGTGGATGTAGCCCAGTGGCCATTAACGCTATAGCGATGGCTGGAATCAAAGAGTGTGAGTGGATTAGAGACGCGTAAACGTCCAAAGGCATCACCAGCTGTAGTCGCTGGTTGCATATAAACAGTATTGCCGCTTGCTGTAGTGACCTCCAGTGGTTGCCCACTGCAGGTCTGAACTTTAACAACTTCGTATAAAAGGGGTTCCCCTGACTCTCTATAGATGGGCATGATTTATAGATCGTTTCTTTTTATTATCTCAGCCCTCCATTTTGCACGCAGGTGACCGTAGTCCCTTGGCTCTGTTACAGGGACATTATCAGCTTCGCAGATATCACAAGTTCCGTTGTGATAAGTAGCGCAATGATGAGGCGGACCAATGTAATACCCTTTTTTGTACCAGTTACCGTAGCTTGCTCCACAGTCATGGCAGATCTTTGTGGGGTAGTTGTCGTTATTGTACCGAGACATCTTTCTTGATAAGGTCAAGGAGTGTTTTAGCTTTGTCGTACTCTTTCTTGCAATGCTCGTAGTTATCTTCTAGTGCTGTGATTAAACACTGATAGATCTGATCTGGCGTTAATTCACCAGCTGCTTCAACGATTGTGTCGCCAAAGCTATCAGTTGTTTTCTTGATTGGGTCATAGCTGTTGGCATTAAACCAAGTTTGCCATTCATTGATGGCATCAATAGGTTCGTGAGGATGTTCCATAGTACAAAGGACGCACCACCAGGGTGGCACGTCCAGTAAGTTTTGTTAGTTCAATGTAAGCATTAAGCAACAATTTCTACAGGTTCAGTGACAGCCTGTAGCTTTCCTTCTTCATATTGGCGTACGGCATCCAACATTTCGAAGTAACGATCCCGCATGATAGGACCTGCTTCACGGATGCAGAACTCTTGCCACAAACCGGTATAGAGTCCGACAATACCAGGGCCTGCATTGGCACGACCAGAGCATTGATACATGTGCTCCATGAAGTCAGCTTTACGTTGCTCGGCGTTTACATCCCAGCCGGCAAGATAGTCAGTGTTCATGGTCATCAGTCGTCAGTTGCAATGGCGGTACAAGAAGTATAGACACCAGTGACCTGGTCCAGCTCAAAGAGAAGGTCATGCAATTCATCTTGCAGCGACTCAGCTATTTCTTCTGCCGTTTTGCCGCTGAAAGAATTGTATGTAACTTCAACGTCAACTGCAAATGACACAGTTAACTTAGGGACCGGTACAGTTTCCATCCTTTGGATGTATGGCGTATTAACTGTAGCAGTATTTAGAAGAGAGTTCCGAAGTCAAAGTTACCCATATAACGACCAGCCAATGCTTGATTTGTAAAGATATCTGCAGCTTGGTTGGCAGTATTCAAGAACCCGCTACCTGTATAACCAAGCAGGTTACTAAGGCTTAAGTCATTAACACCAGGACGCCGTGGCCGCAACTCAGAAAGCTTACGGGCATAGCCACTTTCCCTTAGTGCGTTAACCAGTTCCCGTGCTTGGCCTGAAACGTCTTGTGCTTCTGTGATGTCACCACGACGACGGCTATTCTTTAGACGATACAGCGCTGTCTGTGCCACAGGACTGCTTTGATCCCATGCACCAGTGCTGCCAAGGGAACCTAAGGAATTCCAGGTTGATTCAGGGTTGCTATAGCTTCTAGCAAGTTGGCCTGCGTAGCCCATCTCAGTTACCTAACAGACGCTCGAGCGAATGTGCTTGGTGTTGCTGGTAGTAACCAAGCCGTTCTTGAATCAAGTTGTAGTAGTTGATTGCAGCATCAACCATTTCTTCTGCATCCATTGAGGACGCAAGGTTTTCATTGGCAAGCATGGATGCCGTCAAGATGACGACACCATGTTCCATTTTGGAACCAATGGTTGCAGACAATGGAGTCCCATCATTGGTAAAACCAGCGATCAACTTGTTCAGCACTGGATCACCGCCCATGGGACTCCTGTCGTATCTACCTATTGTATTGCAGTTTATTTAGCTACTTTCTCACGTTGCAGCCAATACCAATAGGCATGGGATGCATTCTGATGAAAGCGTTTACCCACCAGTAGTTTGAGCTTCTTTTGCTCTAGTTCATCAAGGCGTCCTTCGTTGTAAGGAAGAACTTCATTGCCATCGGCAAGCATGTTGATCTCAAGAGCATTCATCTCCAGTTGGAGGTTGAAGTCTTCGATGGCATGCTCATGGCAATTCATCTTGATGCGTGCATCTTCCCCATCAGTCGGCGGCGTCAATTTCAGGTAGAAGCTCTCCTGGATACTCGGATGCAGCCAAGTCCATTCCTTTACGGTCGAAGACTCGTGTGGAACGTACGCTGTAGTCTTGTTTGACTTGGACTCCAGCTGGTAATTGTTTACCCGTTTGATAGGCGTCACGGATTGCATCGAGGTTAGGGAGGACTTTAGTGGTTGATTTGGGTTCGATTCTCTCATCGAGAATGTCTCCTGAGAGTGATCGTAATACAACTCGCTTGGTTGTGGTGACTGTTTCTTCAACGCAATAAAGTTCTCTTTCTTTAGTGTGCCAAAACTCCGGGTCCGTGGAGATTTCGACTGTGAGTTCCTTCTTTTTAACAAGGGTGAACTGGTAGTTACGACCGGTGATCTTGTTCGAATCCTGGGGCAGAACCCGACGTAAATAACTTAGCAAGCCTTTGAGGGACCGCAGTTGGGATTCGTGGTGACGCTTGGCTTGCGTGATGAGATCCCCTTCTTTTTTGATCCGCTCCAACGCATCTTCATGCGCTGCCATTGCGTAGTAGATGCGATCAATCTTCTCTGAACGGAGGAGGGCACAAGCTTCCAGCTCAGCTTTTGCCAGCTCTTGGGATTCAGGAGTGAGAAGAGGCAGAGACTTTTCGAGAGCAGCATAGTGCTCGTAAAGCTTAAGGATATTGAGATCCTTGAGTTTAGTCTGTGTGATTTGAGTCATGGCTCAGTTGAATTGAGTTTGAACTTTGTTGATTAAATAGGTCACCAGCATGCCTGCTGCTGCCCAAAGAAGATCTTTCATCACCGGAAGTACGGCGGCAAACAAGGATTCGAACATGAGTTGAAGTGAGATGGATGGTCAGTTTTACGTCATGACCAGGACGGCGGAGTACCACACCCGGTGGCGGAGTCAGTCTACCAGGTCAGTCAAGCCCTTAGTCGTGACCTTGACCAGCTCAGAGAGGTAGTCAGTAAGTGCTTCGACCTTGGCGTTGACGGATTGGATTTCCTCCATCAGCTCCTCCCTGGAGGGAGTCAAACCAAAGATGTCGTTGTCCTTCAGTGCCTCTGGGTTGTTGGCCTTTTGGTACCGGCGACAATCATCGTTGGCTGCATAAACAGCATCTGTGAACAACTCATGAGTTGCTTTTAACTCCAAGTATCCAAGATCTTCTTCATCCAAGATGGCATGTGCACGTTTGTACAACTTGGCAGTAAACCTGATGTTGTCTTCAAAGAACTCCTCGTACTGTTCAGAGGGAAGGCCGTAGGTGTCAATCGACATAACAATCCAAAGCTTCTCGGAGTGCATCAATCATAAAGGTTTCTTGTCCTTCTGGACCTAAGTCGGTCCACCATTGAAGATCAGGATCTTTGTCATCCCAATCAATACGGATGGTCATGGATCCATCCTCTTCATCAATGCATTCAATCTGTAGCTTGTTGATCGAGTTCGGATTCAACGTGGCCCAAGAGGATGTTTTCTGCATAGGTTTCACAATCAGTTCTGATCTCTGCACCAAGTTTAATCAGACCCCAGTAGGTATCTTCATTAACCTCAAGGTGCAGAGAATACTTACCATTTGAAAGCATCATTGCTTTTTCACAGCGGCTTTGAGTTGTGGCAGAGATACACCAGGAAATGGTGTGTAACCAGCCTCCATCATATTGAAGAAAAGATCCCAGGCATGGTGCTGCGTGAACACCTCTTGTGGTTTGTACGTACGCCAGTGGGATAGAGGAGCTTGAGCACCAGACTTGGTGTGGAGCAGAACAAAGCGACCATCACTGATGTGATCCGAGGGCGGCGCATACCACCAGGCCACACACTTCTCAGGTGTACCGCTGGGACTGGCATTACGGGTATCAGTGCGTTTGCACAGCAGTTCCCTGTACTTGTTGAACCAAGTCAGGTGTATACACCACGGTTTAAATCCCTGGATTTCTTCTTGGAAAGCAGATAGATTTGAAAGCTGGCGTTGAAAGGACCCACATGAACAACTAGGTTCACCAAACGAGGACTGTTGTTCTTGCACATCATCCAGTTCACCGTCCATATCAAGCGGCCGATTCGGAAGCCGAAGTCCGTCAGGCGCAACCAAATGGCCCAGGTCCGTTTGGTCAGACTGAAGGAGTGCTTTGATCTTTTCGGGGTCTGATACATGTATGAACTTATCTGCCCAATGGGTTTGGAGTTTTGCATTCGAGGTTAGGTGTCCGAGTGCGTGCGTGTAGTTCCAGCCCTTAAACAATATGTAAGCATTGTTATGCCATACACTAGGGCCACGATAATTAGGGCCAAGATAAGAAAAGAAATCTTTGAGACGGTGGGTGTAAGAAGAGTAGGCAGCTTTGATTAGCTCCCGTGCGTAAGCCTGCTGACTACCATCGCGACGCACCACAACACAATCAGTATCTCGCAGATAGATCCCAGCAATGTCGGTGTCATCAAAGTCTTGGTACGCACGGCGGATGTTCGTCCGCGTGTAGATGCACGCCTGCGCCGCGTTGAGTTCCTGGAGGATTTGCGTTGACATGATTTGAATTGGGTTGAGTTGAGATCAGATGTAAAGGTCATGGTCTGGAGGAACTGACCTGTCTCTGGAACGTTCGCGAGCCATCTCGCGTGCTGCCTTACCGATACGGTATGAACCGTAGATGACAGCAGCCCATGCCACTGGTGTGGTTAGGCATGCGGCAATTGTACCAGCAACCAAAACCGTGGCGCCACCAGCAGTGATTGCAGCTTTGTCTTCAGGTTTCATCAGTAATCCTTAATACATTTGGAAAGTGGTTGTTGAACTTAACTGTAGAAGTAAAATGTTTGTAACAACTTAATACAGATGGAAGAGATTAAGTACGTACCATTAACTCAGTTCCAGATTGAACCAACACTTGATGATAAGTTTTGGCTGGAAAAAATCAAACGATCCATACAAGAATGTGACTCTGTTAGTACCTTGAAAGAAATGGCGACCTTGCTTGCGCAGATCGCCACGAATCGTCAAGGTGTGATAAGGGGATTGATCCAAGACATGTTCATCTTCAACAATGTTGCAGTTGAACCAAGTGATGTGACCAACCCCCAGGTTCCTGGATCAGAGTGACTCGTCTTCCCCGGTGAGTTCGTTGCGTGAGGGCAGAGCCTTCACTTCAACGGCATCAGTGGTACGGGAGACGGGCAGGATCTGCACGCCATCCTTGATTCCATAGGCACCACCAAGACGCTGGGCATCTTGACGGGAGTGCTGGTTGATGTAGTCATCAAACATCTCCTGCATCTTCCAGGTGGATTCACGATCTTCATCAGGAATCGACAGGCGATTCAAGGATTCGACCGCATCATCCTGGGAGCTGTAATCAGGAATCTCGAAGGATTCGATAGCGCAGATCTCAACGTTGTTAGCACCACGCATCTCATTAGCGAGGACGGGAGCAAACACCGTGGTGGCATAGAACTTCTCGTTGAATGCCAGAGGCACTTCAGAGTCCAGTGCTTTGCTCAGGCACTTGGACATTTCCTTCTCGTACAGCTTGACCTTGTCCGATACGTCGGTGCCGTTGAGACCCTTAAGAGTAAGGACCATCGGGATCTTGTGAGCACGCTTGTTGTCCTGGGTCAGGATGTAGACCAGATACTTGGTGCGCACGCTGTACTTGCGCTTGTACATCTCACCTTTGCTGTTGGCCAGATCAGCGGCCACCTTGTCGTTGTCAAACATGGCTTTGACATCGGGATCTTCAAAGGTGCCAATCGTCTGGCGCATCCCAGTGGTTTCTTCCACCATCAGTGGAGAACGCAACAGGATCTGAACGCGGGGTTCAGTGAAGTTGAGACCTTCCTCGATGGAAGTGTTGGGTGCCATGCCAAAGGTTTGCTTGTAATCCCAGATGACAGAACCTTTGGTGAACTGATCTTCTGTTGCAGTCCAACCGCAGGTATCAAGATCGGACTTACGGACAAACCAACCGCGTACTTTGGATTTGTTTAGAGGTTGAATGGTGACAAGATTCTGGTAACCAGAAACAAATTCTTTGGACTGAAACATCCGGAAGGAGTCGAGTCCACGGGTTGCAAGCGCAGCAGTTTTCTTGGTGGTCATGGAAGAAGTCATGGTTGTTTCGTAGTCAGGAGTGAGCAGTTTAACGTCATGCTCAGGACGGATCATCAGTCTGCTTTGGATCCACCCGCATTCATCACGTACACCTCAGTACTTAATGAATCGAAGTACATCTCAGACAGCTCCTTCATAGCTTCAAAGATGTTGCTTTCCATGTAGCCGCAACCCTTGAGGAAATCCACAAGGTGTTGCACGACATCATCAGCAACCAGTGCTTTGAATTCGTGGAGGACTTTGGTGTTTTCGTCTTCGTAAAGCAGAGTGAATTGATCGTGAGTTGGAGTTGACATCAGAATGGAAGTTCTTCAAGTTCAGGTGCTGCTCCGTATTGACCGGGCAGATCAGGCAACCCACCACCTGAGGCCTGGTTCCAGGGATCAGATTGTGTGTTGTTGCTTGCCCATAGGTTAACGGTGTTTTCAGCCGCTGCATTGTTTGTGGTGGATGCCACAGGTTTCACTTGGGACTCAACTGCACCATTGTCACTGGCCTTAGGAGGCAGGGTGAGATTGGAGACTTGAATCTTGGTAGATGTGCGGCGCTCCTTGGTTGCCTTATCAGTCCAGGCATCGGTCACCAGCTTGCCGTGAATCGTCAGGCCAACGCCCTTACGGGTGTAGTTGGCAATCAACTCTGCGTTATTCAGGCGATCTTTCGTGGAGTTGATGGCAAAGAAGTTAAAGAGATCTGCTTTGTTCTTGCCCATGGGGACAGAGAGCGTCTGGTTGCAGATCATCAGACCATCAGCTGTAGTGCGGAACACACGCTCATCTGATTCATCGATGTCTTTGATGCAACGACCCGAGAGGATCACATCGTTGAGGATGGGTGTACTTTCAGTAACTTCATACACAATTCCTCCATGCAACGAATACGTTCTGGATTGAACGTCGAAACGTAACTTGGCGCTGTGAATGTGCAGACGTGCGCCTGCTTTGTAGGTACGGAATTTCTCACAAGCTTTACCGTAGACATTGAGTTCAAGTGGAGTGGGTGCTTTGTTACTGACCGGAGGCAGGTTAACGAGAGCACGCAGATTGAATGATGTCTCACTGGTGTAAACCTCACGGGGTTCTTCCATGAGGACAGCGCAGACAGATGCGAAGTTCATTGATTCAGACGGTAGGTGTTAAGGCAGTTTAACGTCATGCCTAGGACGTGGCATTAGTGGGTTTGTGCCCAGGTGTAGCCGACGTGAGAGTCGCCTTCAATCTTACAGCGAAACCCAAAGAAGTCTTGTGCTTTCGGGAAGGCAGCCAGTGCGTGTTCCTGGATGATGGGCACGGTGTTCTCTGGGCAAGACAGCTGCACTTCATCGTGGATCATGGCGTGTTGGATCCAGTCCTTGCCATGCACCAAGCCAGCTGTTTCCAGTGATTCATGAATGTTGATGACCACTTGCTTCATGAGTACAGCACCTGCAGCTTGGAGCAACACGTTCAATGCTTTGAATTCAGAGCGACACCAGAGTGCACGACCATCCAGTCCACGTAAGTAACCACGGTCACAGAGTGCAAGCTCAAGGTTTTGTTTGAGTTTCTTGAGTGCTGGCACACCGTTCATAAATCCATTGATGGCGGACTTACCTAGCTGACGCAATGTTTCTGTATCTTTCTCATTCGGATCGATGATGGTACCAGCCTTAATGGCACCACATCCATACAACATTCCATACAGCAAACGCTTACTGATGTCCCTCGTCTCTACACCAAATTGTTGTTGGTTATAGGTATGGATATCAATGGATTCATCAGTTACCAGATTGGCGTACTCACCGTCATCCCAAACGGCTAGGTACCCTGCAAGACAACGGAGTTCCAATGCTTTAGCATCCACCCCAATGAGATGCCAGTTGTAAGGAGCGTGAAAAAGATTACGGCATTCCTTGCCATAGGGTGAGTAAGACGCTGGAACCTGACCCATATTTGGATACCGATGGCTACAACGCCCAGTGATACAACCATTAGTAACCACGTCCCCGTGAATACATAGATCATCATTGTTGACAAGCTTGAGCCATGCATTGTTTCCATCGGCAATTTGTCCAAGACGTTTTTTGATGAGCATGTACTCAGCCAGGGGCTGAGCTTCTGGGAATGGAAGCTGTTCTAGAACTTCATCATTAAGGATTGGATTTCCTTTCTCAGTTGTTTTCTCTGGTTTCCATCCGTACTTTTTCCACAGTCTATTAACAATTTGGTCACGAGATCCAGGATTGAATTCCTCTGACCGTCGTTTAATAAATGGTTGTCCTTTAACATAACCACGCTTGCTGTTGTTTACCTTAGGGATAAACGTTTCTTCATGGATGATGGGCGGAAACAATTCCTTTAGATGAGACTCCAGTTCTTCTTGTTTTGCTCTAAGCACATCCACAAGATCAAGGCATGCATCAACATCAAAAGGAAAACCTGCTCGCACTTGTCTGTTAATTGCCAAGGCAAAGTCATGCTCAAGCTTGAGCGCTGGTTCCTCATAGTTTTGCCGTGTGATCTGCTCCCAGAGTTTTGTGGTGACCACAACATCCTGGATGCAGTAGTCAAGCATCTCTTGAGAAAATTCGGAGAAGTCTTTGAAGTTGATCTTGTGATCGGCCAACCTCCATCCCCATGCCTTAAGTGATGCGGATCCACGTAAGTCCTTTGGAACTTGCGGATATTGTTCGCAGTCCAAGTCATAGAGTCTCTCCTTTGGCCAGATCAGACGTGTGCAGATGAGGGTGTCAAGGATGCGTGCTTTGCAGACGAATTGATGCAGCTTTTGCAGAACCGGTACGTCATAGAAGATCACGTTGTGACCAATGAGTACATCAGCGGTTGCCAGATGAGCAAGAGCATCAGCAATACGATCAGGCCCATAAGCAAAAGTTTGTTGTTTGTTGATGTCATAAATCACCAGACAATGAACAACAGAAGCTTTGTCATACAGGCCATCAGTCTCGCAGTCAAAGACTAGCCACGTTTCATTTACGGAACTGGGCTTCGTCGCGAACTTGGAGTTCTTCACTGGCAAGACTGGTGTCATGTTTGTTAATCCACGTCAAGATCTGCTGAGCACCAGCCCTATATGGGTGGGAGAAGATCTTATTCAGAGCTACTTCTGAATCTAACGGAATTAATTGGAATTGATTTGAAGTCTTGCAGGCAGTGATGGCAAATGGCCTGCCATCTTTCCATGTAGCAATGACGTAAGACATAAAGGAATGAAAGACGGACAGATACTATCCGATCTTTCATTCCCGTCAAGGTTCTTCAAGTTGTCTTCTGGTTTGATTTGCCGTATCCAACAAATCCACCTTCCTTCTTACGTTGAGAAAGTGCTTTGCTTGCAGCGGACCCAGCACGCTGGGAGCCATGAACCAGCAGTGCGAAAGGTTTGTCACCTAAGCAGTGGCTATCGTCGTGATCAATCTCAAGCCCACGTTCTGCAGCCTCAACTTCTGTGTAGACCACATAAGCAATGCGCTGGAACACATGCGGATACTTTGGGATGAGGTAGTCAAGTGTCCCACCGAAAGATGCAGTGAGGTAGAAGTTGGATGGGATCTGATCACGCAGGTTGATCCACATACCAAGGGACTTGGTGTAGCTGTAGAACTTTTGCTTGGGCCGCTCCTGGGCAACCATGAGCCAAGCCTTCATGTAGTTCTCAGTCCAGTAGTCACCAGATTCGTGGACACGAACAAGGTCCCGTGGTGGTTGCATCAGCAGCGACATGTCAATCAGATCACGGAGGAGTGTGACCTGATTGCCGTTCATGTGGATGGTTTCACGCAGCAGATCCCAGTTGTGCCAACGGGCTTCACGTACGTTGGGTCTGGTCTCTGCCATGGCAGCAAAGCAGCGGTACTCATCTGCTTCTGTACCAGTGAGCTGAGGTAGGTCACGGATCTCACCAGTGACACGATCAGCCATGGTCTTACAGACACCAGCGTGTGGGCAGGAGTAGCCCGCTGGGATATTGAAGATGAGTCGGTTCTTGAGCTTGCCGTTACCAGTGGAGAACTTGAGGAGTTTCATGGTGTTAAGTTGAGTTGAATGATAAGTAAAACTAATGAGCAGTTTAAGGACATGCTCAGGTCCATCTTCCCGTTCGGGAGTGTTACACAATGAACGACATCATATACATCAAGCGTCATATACTTTCCGTATCAATCGCTACAGAATCATGACGCTTACGTATCGGGGTGTCAAGTATGACAAGGACGAACAGGCTAAGAAAGATAAAGCCTGGTGGAATCTAGCCCATCGTCCGTGGCTACGCCTGACATACCGTAACATCGGCTACAATCCTTTCCTTACTGGAGGTCAAATCAAATGAACAAAGCATTGATTGTTTACCTGGTGAACCAGAAAAAGAAAGTGGCACGCAAGGATGTGGAATCCAAGCATGCCATCAAGGAATTAGAAAAACAAACAACCGCGACCTTCTGATCGCCATTTGTTTACTTCGCCCTCTTGTTCTTCAGAGGGCTCACTGTATTTAAAGCCATCCATGCAGTTGAGCCATGGTGCATCAGTCGTCTGAGAAGGCAGCTTCTCCGATGATGGGAAATTGTTCGCAGAAAATTTTTCGGATGGCTCGTGCAATTTGTTGGTGCTCGAGTTGAGTTCCATTGGAGCAGCGGAGATCGAGGTAGTGGATCCACGAACGGAGTGTACCATTCATGAAGAGACGGGTCTGTGTCGATAGTGGCAAAACGGAACGAGCACATTCCTTTGCAATGCCATTGCTGACCATCTCACGGTAGAGATGCTCCGAGTTTTCATACAGCTCACTAATGCGTCTGTAGAAAGTACCAAGCATCTCAACAGGGATGTCATCAATGCTGTTCTGTCTGTTCTTCAGGTCTTGCCTGCGTAGGTGCGGGATCACAGCAGAGCCAAGCTCGCTGGTATCTGCATAACGCTGGCTAAATTCCTGGAATGAGAACGAACGATGACGCAAGATTTGTGGTGAGATGGCACGTGTTGTTTCAATCTCAACGCACATGTTTGCCATTTCAAATGGCGACCAGTGCTTATTGCGAATGAGGTACTTGAGTAATCGTGGTGCAGTATCCATGTTGTCTTGATTCTTCGGGGCTGATACCCGAGCCATCTTGACAATCATTTCTTCTGCACTGGGCGTAACCCAAACAAGATCAACGTTCATAGTCATCCTCCAATCGTTCGATGTCGTCTTCTGAAATAATTTCACCGCACTGTACTTCAACAATGCGGATGTCTTGATCTTGTGCAGTCAAACGATGGACTGAACGTTTGGGAATGTAAAGGTGTGTACCTTCCTTCACCAATTGTACGTGTCCATCGCATTCGAATAAGCCTTCGCCTGTCACCACGATCCAGTGTTCTGATCGATGTTGATGACGCTGGAGGCTAAGGCGATGACCTTTCTTGACATGCAGTTCTTTGACGAGATAGCCACGGAACAAAGCAGTTTGTTCTGGGGTCAGTGTGTAGTACCAACCCCAGGGCTTATCAACCTTCATTCGATTTGAAATCCATAGCCTTCAGCTTGTAGCTTAACAAGTTGATCGGCAGGACAAATCCGCATCTGCGCATGTTCTGTGGGTGACTGAAGGTGGTCCCATTTAATGAGCAGGAACTTCTGTTTACTGCCACTGCGGTTGGGTTTGATGTTGATACCAACCACAGTGCCATACCGTTGAGTGCGGTACTGCTGGATACGATCCTTAACTTCTTGACGAATCGCAAAGATTCCGTGTGCCTTGGGGCGTTCGGCAACACGTTCACCAATAGCGTATTGATGCTGGGCCTTAGTGCTCATAGTGATTGCAGTCGTAAGAATCAGCAGTGTCGTATTCAGGAAACTCAAATGCACAAGCATCGCCCTGGTTATGAGAGCAATCAGCGCATTTGATGATGACTGGTTGAGATGCTAAAGCGTTACCACTTAGCAACGCATAGAGCTTAGAGACAAGGATGAGGTTCTGCTGTGCTTCGTTATAGAAGTCAGCAGATACTTCATGAGTTGTAAACCTGTAGTCACAGCACTCGCATGCCTTGCGGCGGCGTGTGCCATGGGATGTTTTCCTGGATTCGATGATACGTAATCCAGGTTGTTTGCATTGAGGACAGTCAGGAAGGAGTTGCTTCTGAAAGGCCATCCGTTGAGTTGAGGTTTAACGAGTCAAGGTGATAGGCAGTTTGTTCTGCACCAATCAGTCGGAACGAATCTTTGATTAGTTCACTGTGTGGTGCGTCGAGATAGAACGCGTTGAGAAGTTGTTCAGCAGTTTCAAATGCATCGCATTTGCCTGTGAGTTTCATCATGACATCAGATGGCATGTTGTCCACAATCTTCTCGACCAGATGGTGACAGACGCGTTCCCACTCTGCATCTGGAATGCAATCGGCAATGAGTTCTGTTACATCTTTAACAATCAGTGATTCAGAGATCATGAAGAAAAGACCCCCGCTAGTGCAGGGGCCAAACATTCCGAGCAGATCTTAGGCAGCTTCTGCAGTGGTGTCTAGGGGCTCGTCTAGGACCCCTGACTCGCGGAGCTTATCGAGCATGCCAACCATAAGTGTGGCGTGTGCTCTGGTCTGTTCCATGAAGTGCTTAGCACGTTCTGGAGAGATGGTATGGACAGCGCCGTTGGGTTCAACGTAACGCCAGCTTCCATCAGGTTGCGGTTCACCCTGGAGCGCAAGCCGCTCAGAGTTATGGACGTACCGCATCTCAAGGTTGTGGTAATCCCGCAGACCATCGGAGCTAGTCCATGTAGCACCAAGGTTGTAGCGATTCTCTTCATCCGCATAAGCGTGGAACTCAGGGATGAGGGACTTAAAGGCAGCAAAGAATTGCATGATGTTGAGTTGAGTGTGGGCTGGTAGCCGACCCCGGATTCGAACCGGGACTTGAGCGATTTTAAGTCGCTTGCCTCTGCCGTTGGGCTAGTCGGCCTCACTTGGACTTACCTCTACATCAATGGATGTGGAGTGCCAAGTGTGGTCATGGGGTAATGGCTCAGTGCCATACTCCCATGTGTCGTAGTCTTCCTCGTTACGAGGATCGTCTTCAATCAGGATGTACTTAGGTGAGTTGTCTGTGATGTACTCACCAATGTTTGCCATTGCCATGGCAAGCAGTTGATCATCTGTGTAATCAGACATGAGTTAAAGGGGCATCCCTATAACGAGGATAGGATGCCCCTGCTGTGGCTTCAGCTATCAGATGCTAGCTGTTTCTCACGAGATTGCAAGGCTTGCTTGAATGCTTGTGAGTATTGCTCACGTTGCTCATCATCAAGGCGTTGGTTTGCAACACCTGCAATCTGAACAACGTTCATGACACCCATGGATACATCCAGCTGGATGGTGAAGGTTGGCTTGCCATCAATCATGCAGAGCACAATGAAGTGCTTGCGTTTCTTGATGTCTTCTGCATACCTGGATGCAGAGCCAACACAGTTACGTACTGCTTGTCCCCACTGTGCAAGTTGGTGGGTATCCATTGGCTGGAAGAATGTCCAGTCACTGTCATCCACGTTGACCTTGATTGGTTGAGGGAACAGATCCTGGTGCAATGACTCCTTACGATTGGTTACCTTCCATGCTTCTGCTTGCACATAGTCATGGAAGTCAGGCATGCGCCAGCGCTTGGGTGCTTCAAGTTCCTTACCATTCTCCAAGATACGCATGATCATGGAGAATGTATCATTCATCTCAAAGAATGATTTGACATGGTAGTCGTAATCACTCCATGAGCTACGAAGTGCACCTGTCTCCGTTTCATTAAACTTGCGTAGCATATTAAAGAACGATGCAACGGGCGTGTTCTCCTTCAACCATTGGATAAGACGTTCGTCATACCTGAATTGGTTGAGATTAATACAACGCAGTTCATTGAAGTATGTACGATAGTGATCAATAGGGCAGTCAGGCCAGATTCGAATAATGAATTCAATAGAATTACAAGTCTGTTCAAATTCCTTGAAACCATACTTGATAGATTTACGTTGTGTATTTTCTGGACTGTTGTACTCAGTAGTTGAACGATCAAGCATTGCTTGAAGTTGTTTCTTGATATACGGAGTAGTAATGATTGTTTCAGTCTTGCTTAAACATGTACCGTAAGACGAATAGCCATAGTCATTCTTCAGTAGCTTAGATGTTGCAATTAAGTTATCAACAGTGAGTTCATACTTGGTCTTGTCAGGTATAGGTTTGCTAAAGAATGCAGGCATGTCGAGTGCATCAACAAGGTTGTTGCAACGCAAGCGATCAAAGATACCACGGCTATCAGTCCATTGAGGAATGGTTGTCATCAACTGAGATTCAAACCTATTAATTGTTTCATTAATGTCACGTGCTTTCTGGTAGTAACTAGCAATACCCATGGCACGCCAGTTGCGACTGTCTTTGCCATTGATGATGTCTTGCTTAGTTACTGTTGCAGAGTAAGTAAAGACTTGTGAACCACGACCAATGGTATGTGGAGTACAAGTTTCTATTGTCTTGTAAATATGATTTGGAACCTGCTTAGCAGCAGCTGCAGTGTTCTTGAATGCGTAGGCGTAGCCATAGACATAGTCTTCGCCTTTCTGTGGGAGCCATGCTGCGTACCAGCATTGCTCGAAGTGATAAAGGACAGCGATAGGTACAGTGCGTGCTTGTGAAGTTGCCACGTCCACAAGCTTGGTAAACAAACGAATACGCCCTGGTGCTAGCTGTGCATTGATATGATCAATAGCTTCTTGCTGATAGCTGGAGCGTACCACATCTTCAGGGATGAGATGTGGGATGTTACCCAGTGGATACTTAGCTTTCTTCGTAGCTTTCTTGGGTTGATTGTCTTTGACCAAAGCCTTGAGCTTTGGATCATAAGCAAGCAGTTCTTGTTGGAGATGAGAGGGAAGTTGGAAATGCATGAGTTGAGTTCGTAGTTGGTTCGTAGTGTTGAGCAGTTTAACGTCGTACTCAGGACGTGATGTCATTACGATTCAACTGTTAACAATTGAATGTTGTAATGTTTGATCCATTCCACCAGCTTTGCTGTGGCTTCTGGTGACTCCAGACCAATGCATCCACTGGTACCGGACTCACCGTTGAGTTTGCCCCAGCTTGGATCTTGGTGGAAGCCAAGGGCTGAACGGTTGGTGTTGAATAAAGGAATCACTGGTACCCAGAATCCTTTACCAAGTTCTGGATCATCGAATGGTGCACGGGCAATGCCGTACCGATCGATGGAGTATGTGCCGATGGGCAGTGGTGATTTGTTGCCAGCAATGTTGCGATTCGCTGTTTGCTTAGAGGCACGTCCTGTTAGAGCAGGCATGCTATCCAGGACTTGACCGTTGGCAACCAACTGTAGTTTCCAGATTGGATCCTTGGTTTGCTTAACGGTCTCCTTGGTGCGAATCAGCAACAGCTTTGCTGACGGACGATTGCGTGCAGGTGGGATGGGTACATTGTTCTTGAATTGGATCTCAGGACGCTCGGAGCCTGGCTCTGGTGGGGCACCAGGGGTTGGTGTGGCATCGAGGGGTAGCATCCCATCAGGGACGCTGCGAGCCATATCACCAGGCCCTTGCTCTAGAGGTTGTGAGTACATCAATGAACGCAAGTGATCTTGCTGTTCATTGTGATGAGTAACCATGTTGTTGATGTTGTGGACTGCAACGGCAGATCCAACACCAAGTGCAGTTGAGATGAGTGCAATCATTGGTAGTTTCATTGGTTACATGTTACCTGGCCCTGTGGGTGCAGGCGCTGAGTAGTATGCAGGAGCTGCATCAAAGTTTCCAGGTCCTGTGCTTGGAGCACGAGGAGGTGGCGGTGGAGGAGTAGGTTGCGGTACAACAGGTTGTTCAACAACAGTTGGAGTTGGTTGCTGAGTTTGTTGTACTGGTTCTTCTTTGGTTTCAGTTTGGGTCTGGCCGTCTTCTTTGAGCTTGGCTTCCCATTCTTGTTTCGCTTTTACCTGTGGGTCAGGATCAAGCTTGCCGTCCTGGTCAGGTTGATTATTTGGCATCAATCCACCAATGACCATTTGCATGGTGGCAACACCAGCACAGGCGATGAGGAAGCCAATGAAGACTGCGACGCCAAGGATGATCTTTCTTGTCATCGGCAGAGGTAGTCAGAGCGCATCCAGCCAACGAGTCCGTTGTATTCAACGCGATACCAACGCATTTGATCACCGCCCCATACCCAGTCCAATGCCCGGAGGTATTGACTGTTCGGTATGGAGGCGATGACTGTGTTGTTCTTGGATGGGCCATTGCGTAGGTTGACAGATGAACCAGGGTCCCTGGTACATGTCATGGCCCATTGTGCGTTGGCCGGAAGTGCGATAAAGAAGTTAAGTGCGAGTAGTGAAAGCCAGTGTTTCATGGATAGGTAGATACTGTTAATGGGCAGTTTAACGTCATGCCCAGGACAATGTGTTAAAGAGTTAGAACTTCTTTAACGTATTAGAAGTTATGTGTTAGTTAATCATATTCAACGAGTTGCCACTGTGGATCGAGCTGATCAAGATACAGAGCGAAGCCATCTTCGTCAAGAGGAATCGGTTCGTCTGGATCCAGCTCGACAGTTGCTGTACAAAGTGCTGGAGCCCACTCTTCAGGATCAAGATGAGTTGCTCGATAGAGTAGGCGCATTTCGTCAACAAGCGCTGTAACAGTGACATGAGTTTCAGTGAATTGAACGTCTTCAATAGCAAGGACTGAACAGTAGTTAACCATTAGCCTTCATCCACGTAGGAATACGTTTTGGTGATGACGCACTTGTACTTATTCCATGCACGAGCACTGGTGTACTCGGCATTGAAACGTTGTTCGTTAAGTACGTTGGCTTGTGCCCTGCGCACAGCGCATGCAGCAAGATTAATTCGATCAAACAAGTTGATGTCGTCGGTGAAAGCAGACATGATTTGAGTTGAGTTAGTGGACAGAAGCTGGGACTTACACTGCCTCCTTCTGTGCTGTTTGCACAACGAGTACAGACGCCCAGTTCTTTAGATTAGCTTAATGTTTGGAATGCTTAGTCCAGTGCCAGGAATACTGACTGATCCTTTGACGCCATTGGGACTGGCGTTGAGAGTCAGCTGGAATGGACCAAGCTTGACTGCTTTAGTCAGTGATTTGACACCGTGTTCGGTGATGTTTACACCATGGATGGTGCGATCAAAACTGATGAGTGATTTCTTAGTCATTTGAGATCGTCTGGTAGTAGCGCTTGGGATTCTTCTTCGTCCATATTTGTCATAACAAATTTCTGTCCATCGGGGGCAATAAAGCCCCCTATGAATCCCATACCAAGACGATCGGATGTTTCCTTCATACGTGCAACTAATTGCATAGCTTGAAGTCTTTGCATATCCATGGAGTCTGGTATGCGAGGAGTGTTGTTAGTCATTGAGATAGTGTGGAGTGAATGATGAGAGTCTACCAGGCTTGTCAAGGTAAGACCAGGGGTATGTAGATAAAGGTTCCTTATCTAATATAAGGTTTACCCCTGGTACTCCCCTGCGGGGGTGCAGGGGGGATTACGAGTGCATAGCCTGGTGTTCTTTCCATGCAGCTGCGTGCATTTCTGCAGCAGTGATAGGTGGTTCACCTAGTTCGTTTGGTGTTGGGTCGTAGTCAAGTTCTTCCTCCAGCATGGAGATGATCTCTTCGACTACACCTTTGGTATGTGGTGCAAGATGTTCGTCCATCTCATGTCGCTTGCTTTCGCGAGCAAGGACATTCTTAAGGATGGAGCGTACTTCTTCCAGGTAGTAATACTCGTTTTGTGGATAAGCTTTGGCTTGTTCCATGATTGGTTTGGTGTGGAGTGAATGTAAACCCTGGGACTTACGCACCGTACTTACGTCGATGCTGCCCAGGGTATGTCGGTATAACACTTACGTTGACTTGGGATCAAGCATGATCCAGCCAGTGTAGTTAGCACTGCTTCGGTCAACGCGTATTAAACCGTATTGTTCCAGTTTGATCAATGCGTTGAGGTATTGATCAAGCCTGGATACTTGAGTTGAACACCGTGGTACATAACACGGTGTGTTCTTATGTCTCTTCTTGTGTGCCAAGAAGTAGAGATAAATGTTGCGTTGATTGATGGTCAGTCCCCGAACCTGAGGCAGTGCTTCTGTTGTCATCAGCAGTAGTGTGGTTTGGATTCGGGGTAGACCTTAGCGAAGTCGTTGGCGAAGTTGACTTCGTAGTTGTGGTACGTCGTCGAGAGCCCGAGGCTTGGCTGGTCTGCGATCTCGTACTCGTCGAAGTATTGGATGAAGGTTTGGACCGCTTGCTTCTTGGAGAAGATGCAATGGGTGAGGACTGGGAGTCCTGCCTGGTAGTACCATCCACCTTCCTCTGGACCGCCGTAGTTGAGCGTGGTTTCGTGGACGGTGACAGTCGTTGGGTCTTCGTGTTCCCAGTCCTTGTGGGTGTTGTAGCGCTGGATTGCGTAGCGCAACTTGTAGGACTTGGGGTAGTACTTCTGGAGTTCAGAGAGGTAAGACATTGGATTGCGTCGATGAGTTCAGTGATCAGGATTAAGATGATAGCGATGATAACAATGACGATGTCAGTGTCATCTTGCTGAGTGTGCTTAGCTTTGGTCATCGTGAAAGTCCTCCATTGGTTCGATGAATTGGAATTCGGATTGATCTGCTTCTCGCATGGCTTCTTCTAGTTCGTGTGCACGATCAGCCATGGCGTCAAGCAAGTCAGAGTTGTAGTTGTTATCAAGATCTGCCATTGATTCGTCGGCAAGCCAAGGAAACATGGCATCTTCTTGAAGCATGTCAATGTTTGTCATGGTTTGAATTGAGTGAATTGGCTGAGCAGTTTAAGGACATGCTCAGGTCCATGAATGATATGTATGTACTACTGCGGTAGTTAGATCTTCACCTGGGTCCAGGATGTACCCTTGTGAATGTTAGAGATTGTGTGGTGACTGACGTTGTACACACGTGCAATCTCTTCGTAGGCTTGCTGCCTTGACTTAAAGCGATTCATTGTCGCTTTGTCGGACAGCATCAGCTTGATCTCTCGTACCTTCTGGTTATCTAACTTGTAGTTACCACCATGAGGTACAGGCTTCTTAAAAGATCGATCAGCTGTAGTTCCTTGGTCCTTGGAGGCAAGCTTCTCGAGATAAGCTAAGCTTGCTTCTCGTTGATACTGAGATTGAATCTTGGCATCTTTAACAGCCATCATCTGTGGTGCCGGCTGTTGTTGGAGGGGGACTGGGGGAGTCGTATTGAAGACAGCTTTGATCGGAAAGCCCAGTGTCACTGATGCACCGTCTTTCGTTACCGAGACAGTGATCTTGCCATCCCTGGTGATGACAGAGACGTGATCAGGGCTTTGAACGTCAAGTTGGCTGAGGGGTTCCATGGCTTTGATTGAAGTGAGTGCGATGGATGCAGATAGAGGATAGCTGGTACATACATGGATGCAAGTACCAGCCGTAGCGTCGGGATTCTTGAGAACACCAGATGTGTGGTGTGAGTTACTGCATGTAGAGGTAAGCGCCAGCCCAGTCGGCATTCTTGAGGCAGGTCTCAAACGATACGTCGTCTAACAAGTTGTAGCGCACATGTTTGGCTGGTGCCTTCCATGATGCTGGCTTGTAGACAGACCCTGTTTGTCTGCCGACGAATGCATGGACTGACGTGTGTTTGCGTTGAGCGTGTGGATTCTCAACGCAGATTAGTTTGTAGTACTTGGTCCCACGAACCACTTCGTAGTTAATCGTGGAACCAGGATGTTGTTGCTGAAACTTCTCGATGAGCTTATCGATTAAGCAGTGGATACGTGCTTCGATAACCTGCGTTGTTTCAGCGAGTTGTGTGTGCATTGTTCTGAGGGTTGATATTGGTGATGTCAACGCCGACCATTGCGCCTGCCGTCATGCATGTAATGGCAATGACGAATAGTGCGCAGATGAAATTAGTACGGCGTGTCTCACGAGACTCACCGTAAGAATCAAGTCTGATGTAACGGTTGCGTCCGAGTCGTGTTGTGTGTTTCATGAGTTGAATGCGATGGATGCAGGAGGTGAGTCCTGCAGAAAACCCACCGTCCGATACGAATTCGTATCAGTGGTAGGGTTATGAGCAGGAGTCGTTTAGAACGGGACTTCTTCCAGTGTGGGTACTGCCTGAGCCCTTGGTTCAACAACAGCCTTGGGCTTGGGTGCTGAGCCAAGTGTTGCCCTCACGTTCGTAAGAGCAATCTCAGGGTACTTGAGTGGAAGTAGTTGATCATCCTTGGTGTAATGCGTCCGGATGCTAGAGATCCGTACGTCATATTGACTGAGGATGATCTGTTGTCCTATCACGAACGTACCGTTGCGATAGGCAGTGAGTAATCCGTTGGAATTGTTAAATTTAATTCGACAGGACCTGTCGTAGGCATCATTGACTGCAACTGTAATTGCAAGAAATTCACGACCTTCATGGGTCGCTAATTCCATGTAGCTTACGTTGCCAATGATAGTGCTAGAGAACATGATTGAGCTGAGTTGAGTTGATGAGCAGGATGTGTAGTCCTGCAGAAAGCCCACCGTCGTAGTACATGTGTACTCAACGGAAGGGCTAAGTGCAGGAGTCAGGGCTTCACGATGTCTGTGTTATGGATACAGAAGTATGTATCGCCAAGAAATCCACGGCTGAATACCAGGTTGTGCCCTGGTCTCTCGTGGCATGTGTTCTTGTGGTGTTGGTTGATTGCTTTCTGTCCAAAGACAGAGAGGATCATACCCAAGCCAGTGCCAAGAGCAATGGCGATACAAGAGTCAGCGAAGTGATTGTTAGTCATGAGTCAGTGGTTAGTTGGAGTAGCAATAGTCGTAGTAGTCACGCATCTCTGCGTATAGATCCTTCACTCCACCTGGGATAAACGGAAGTGTACGTGTCTCGATGTCGATCCACTTCTCCGTATGTCCACGTTGTTGGAAGTGAAGTTGAGTGGACTCTCCTCCGTACCACGCTACGCGAGTACGGTCGTCACACTCTGGTTGAAAGGTGAGCATGAGATGAATGGAACGAGATAGAACGTCGCTACGTTTAACGTCCAGCTCGACGTAAGTTCAATGTATAACTTGAAGATTAAACCTGGTTATAATCAAACCGTTCTTCCTCGAGAACCAAGGGGTGGAGCGCCGTTCCCCCAAATGCGCGATATTAATTCGTATCAAATCGGGTCATTCGAACGCTCGCTGCTAATAAAACAGAACAGATTGTTATGATTTCGTGACATGTCATCGCTCATTCTTTAAACTCACTCGCTCTTCCTGGCACTCAATCATCAACCCTTTCTTTTTTTCTATACGCAACTCGCGTCGCACGGGGTGTGGGAGAAGCGTCAGGAAATTTTATATCCTTTTTGGGGTCCTATAGGGCCGCCCCTTGTTATTTTTGTCATGTTTTCTAGGACTTTGCCCAAGAATTTAGACAAAAAAACCGGGGTCTTGCCCCGGTATACAAAAGTTAAATAATTTTAAAAATTATATTATTTATTTGACTCCACAAAACGGGAAGCCGCAGCGTAAGCCTTGGCATATTTCTCAGGTTCCGGTCGTTCTTCCGCTAATTTCTGCCTGGAACCTGCAATAAATGCACCAACTTCTACGTCATTGGCTCCAGCTTTCTTTAAATCGTCGGCAGCATCAGCAATTGCGTAGAGTGCCGTCGCTTTTTCTAACTTATTTTTAGGATCCATGGCGTCAGTGCCGTGTTTTCTCGCTGATTCTTTTGGTAATAGTCTACTGTACTTACTTTTTTCCTAAATTCCTCCCAGTAAAATACAAATAACAAGAAATATTGAGTCAATAAAAGTTCAATGGCGTTATCCCCTGCTGATTTTGCCGCCTACAGCCGCGCCACTGGTACTCCATACCCAGAAGATCCGGAGGAAAGGGCTGCTTTAGCCCCGGCAGTACGTGATTTTCGCCAGAGTCAACTCCGTCAGCAGGAAAGTGGCCCGAATTTAGGTGCACTTGCGGGTCTTGCAGCGGCAGGTCTGGGTATTTTGGGTCTTGGTCTGGCGGCCAAGCGTGGATTTGGTGCGAGAGCTGCCGGTGGTGGTCGCAAAGGGGGAGTAACGCTTACTGATTTGAGTGTTCCGGACGCACGTGACGTGAATGTTGCCAAAATTGCGGATGTCCCACCCTCAAAAACCGTAAGCCGCAGCCTGGTACCAACAGAAGCGGAGGCAATGGCGCAATATGGGCGTCAATTAGCTGAAACCTTCCCTGAACCCACGGCACTTGAGATGGAATCGCTCAGTGCACCTTCTCGTACCAGCAAAATCCTTGCTCGTTTGGGTACTGCGCCTCAATATCGCCCAGATCCGAAGGATATCAACTATGCACGCTTCGGTCCGGTGTCACCAGAGGTCGCTGCCGCCCGTCGTGAGCAAGCAACGCAGGATCTATTGCGTTTTGCGCAGCAGCGCCAGGAAGATGCAGCACTTGTCGCGACACAAACCATTAGTGCCCTTGAATCTGGAGAAGATCAGATCACCGGGCGGACGATGCTTGGTGCACAACGCAACGAAGATCTAGATCTTGCGCAAGTCAACAGTGTTGCCCGGCAAACCGGTAGTGCAGACCTCGCATTGTCGATGACACCTGACGGTGTTCCAGCAGATCAAGTTGAATTACTTCAGCCTATTACCGCGCAGGAACTTGCCGATCAAGCGAAGGAAGAAATGATCGCTCGCCGCCAATCATTGGAATTGGCAGGCTTACAACCTGGCACCGTACGTTTTGAACGGGCACTTGCTCAGCCATTCCGTACATCCAGCTCTCAACAGATCACTGGCACGCAACCAATCGAGTTTAGTTTGCCAGCAGGCCCCATTCGCCGCACAGTTGAGTCGGTCGGTGCGCAAGAGCCGTTGATCGAAAGGTCGGTCCTTAATGTTGGACCTCAAGCTGTTGTTACGTCTACGGCAGCTGGCACTGCAATCCGTGGTTCGTCCCCCAGTTACCACGAAGCACTACCAAAGCAGTCCTTACGTCAGCTGTACGGCACTGCCGAGCCTTTAGTGCCAGGTGCGCCTGATGAACTTGCGCTTGATTTACCTGGTACGGCAAGGGTGCGTGGGGTTGTTCCAGATGTGGAACCGCAGTTTTTATCAAAGCAGGAAATCCAGTACGGCGTTCTTGATCGCCCAGAAACCCCTGGTCCTGCCGGCGGGTCTGCTGGTATTGGAATCTATGGCGTAGAACCGGGTTACGTCCCTGGTGCTGTTAGCAAAGCAACTGGTGAGTACAGCGAGGCTGCGTCCCGCAAACCAAGTTACGTTCCAGGTTGGCTGCAGAAGCAACAAAATAAAACCGGCTTTGAAGCTCTGACCAGCACACAGCTTGCGACGGCGGCGGCTAATGCTCAAGCTCCACGTATTCAAGTTGCTCTTGAGAAAGAGCTTACACAACGTGAAGTTTCTAAGCGTAGTCTTGAGGTAAGTGAAATTGCACGTCGAGCTATAATTGAAGGACGCGATCCGCAAGCAATCTTACGTCAACGCGGTTTTAGTGTTTAATCATGGCTGACAAGAAGAAGAAAGACAAGAAGTGGATTCAAGGCATGGACATGAAGGAAGGCGCCTTCACTGCCAAAGCCAAGCGCAAAGGTATTACCTCTGCTCAGCTGCAGGCAAACGTCCTTTCCAATCCAGATAAATACGATGAAAAGACCGTGAAACAAGCACGGCTTCGTAAAACGCTAGTAGGCTTGAAGAAGAATAAAGACAGCAAACAGGAAGGCTGATGGCTAAGGACCACAGGCTTGAGTTAGATCGTTATCTTGACTACGGTAAAGATCTTTTTACCAAACGAAAGAACCTCAATTTTGATGAGCTTTTTTCGGTTAAAGCAGACAGCGGTGTAGCTCCCTGGACCCTAAACCGCTTTGATAGTACGGACCTTCTGCGTCGTATCCAGACGCGTAAGCTTCAGCTCAACCCCGGTCTTCAGCAGGTAGGCGATGATACGGGCGAGATTGAAGTCTTTGCTGGCATCGGTCGTTTTAACCGTGAGAAGGATTACGACTTCGTCAATGGACGTGCTTTAACTAATCAACGTCCAGAAGAACAACCTGGTTTTAATCCTGTGTGGGGCGAGTACTATTCCCTTAGCCCAACACTTAACCCTGGCAAGCGTGCATCCAATCCAATGCCACGTGCCAAGAATCCAGATCCTAAGGGTTACATCATGGCTCAGATGGAAACCAAAGCTAAGAATGAACTGGAAGGTGATAAGAGTGTCGCCCAGCTTCTCGCTGGTGACGAAGAGGATTAAGTCCTAGCAATTTATAATGAGTAAAAAGGATAGATAAATGAAGCTTGCGGGCCTGCGTAAATTCATAGGAGAAAATATTGGTAGCGTTACAAAGAACGTTTTACCAGGCACCGCCTTAAGCGCAGGTTTCGGCATGCTGGCCGGTGGTCCTACCGCTGGTCTGACCTACGCAGCAACTGATGTCCTTGGCTCACTACCAGCGACAATGCTCGGACGTTACGCCGCACGGAATATCAAAAGCCCTGGCATGCGTAATGCCATTGAAGGTGTGGCCAACGTAGCCGGTTCCATTGGCGGCAGTATCCTTGGCAGTGAACTTCTTGCCGGTGGCCAGCAGCAACAGATCGCCCAACAGATCGAACAACGCTCTGTTGTGAATGATTTGCCGCTTGCGTCCCAGATCTCAGAGCTGTCCCCTGGTACTCAATACCAACTGACTGGTTTACCTTCCAGCCAGCCGTTTGAGCAGCTGTTAAGTCAGATGCCACGTAATTCGTGGACGCAGTATTTAAGTCCAGAAGATCAAGCGATGCTTCAGGGCGTTATTAATCCGAGGCTGTGACATGTTTCAAGATTTCCTCAACAAAGTCACTACAGCCAAGCAAGAGTTAATGACTGGTGCCCGCAAGAGTGCGGAAGCCAGCAAGATTGCGTACGAGAAAGGGGAATACAGTCCGTCTATCCTTAAGGACATCCCAGGACTTCGTGGTGAGTACCACCAACAGTTAAAGAGTCTTGGTGTTTCGATGAGCGAGACGCCGGCCCAAGCAGTCGGCGCCTTCGGCGCTCGTCTTCTTACGGACTTAACGAACGATGGTACCCGTGGTATTTATTGGCGTTATAACCATCCACTTGCCGTCTTAGGTGCAACGGCAGAAGCAGCGATTGGTAAAGAGGCCTACAAGGAGCTGGGACCAACCAAAACAGGTTTAATTACTGCAAGTATCGCTGTACCTGCAACGGCACTTGCTGGGGCGTATAACCTGGCCAATCCTGGCGAAATGTTTAGGCCCAAGGGTTTTGCTCAGGCGTATGCAGAAGAAGGTTCAGAAGATCGCCGTCAAACCAGCCAGCCGGTACCAGAGTTGTTTGAACGTTTCTTCTTAGGACGTACTGGTCGTCCTTTAAATTATGAAACAGCAAAAGAAGATATTCCTTCCTTAACACCAGAACGTTACACAAACTATTTGCGTAATTACTACCAAGACAAAGGATTCCTTGGTCTCATCAAAGGCACCTCTGAGAACTTAGAAGGCGTTCCTGAAGTGCGGATGCTTGGTTATCCCGTCACCATTCCATCGGTTACTACAGCGGCTGGTGGCATTGTTGGTGCAACCGTTGGTATTCGCACTGCACCTCTTGTTAAGAATGCATTCCGCCGTGGCTTAGCCGGCGCTGCACTTGGTGCTGGTGCAGGTGTGATTACCGGTAACTTGGCTAATGCAGCACTTGCTGCTAAACCTGTAGAGAATCAGTTACCTACCACTGCTCAGTATGAAATGATGCAGTGATAGAATTTATTCTATAAAAGACTTATTTATAAATGACGCCGCAAGAGTTAGCCGCCATGCAGGCGGGCTTAGATCCACGAGCTTACTATCAGGATCCTTATGCAGCTGCGCGTGCTGGTCTCATTGATCCTGAAACGTTGCCAACTCGTGGTGCAACAACCATCATTCCCCGTGGTCCACAATTAACTGCTGGCCAACAAGCTCAGCAGTTTGCAACTTCTGCTCTTAAAAAGGTACGTGGTGGCTTAGAAGCAGCAGGTACCGCCCTTGGCGCTGTCCCTACGGGCCGTCTTGGTTTAATTGGTGGCATGGTGGCCCCGGTAATGGGGGCAATTGAGGAGGCACAGGCTGGTCGTCCTACCGGTGCTGCGGGTGCATTGCTCGGTGGTGGTGCTGGTGTGGCAGCGGGGGCGGCAATTGCTAAGGCACTTCCTGGCCCCTACGGCAAGATTGCTTCTGCCGTACTGCCTGCTATCGGTGGCATGCTTGGTGCTCCAGTGGCAGCACAGGCGTCTGAATCGTTCCGTCAGAAAGCTACTGGTGAACCCACCAAAGGTAAGGAAGGTGAGTTCTCCACTCAGATGGCAATGGCCCAGCAGATGGGTGAACTGGGCGCTACCCAATATCGCAATCAGATGGGCACTTACACCAGTGCCATGAAGGATCTGTCGAAGCACTATTCGGATCAAGCTTATTACGACCTCCAGCGCAATGTTCCGATCATTGAGAAGATGAAGAACAGTGAGCTGATTCGTCAACAAGCTCTGATGAACACCCAAGGTCAGCTTCAGAGCCAGCTTGGTGTGCTTGCGACCGCTGGTGCTCTGGCACAAGGTGCACAAGCTGAGACCGGTGCAACACTTCGTACCGCACTGACCGCCGCTCCTTACGCAGGTTCTGTTCTGCAGGCTCCCCAAATTCGCTTTGGTTGATTAATATGGCTGATCCCCTGCTTCCTTTTAGACTGTCTCAAGTCAATTATTCGATGCCAGGGATTAAACCCCTGGATTTGAATTCCAATACCACTGGCCTTGCCGTTGGTACTGGCTTTGCTTTGGGGACAGAGCCTCCTCTTGCTGGTCGCTACGCAGAAGCGGTGAGTGAACCACGCAAGAAGACGGCGGCTGAGAAGATGAAAGAAACCCTGGAGGCAGCGGGTATTGATCCCAATACTCCAATGGGTGGCATGTTTGCCCTCAACTTACTTAATAAGTACGAAGAACAAGATATTGATAAGTTAAAAGAACAGGGTGAGTACTTCTTCGATCTGATTCAACGCAACGCAGATCGCGCCCAAGAGCGTGCTAAGGAAGCAACTGTGATTGCTGGTTTGGTTAATCTGCCAACCCAATTCGAGAAAGCAATGGATCGTCGTTATACCTTCTTCCCTGAAACCTTACAGATGGTGAGGGAGAACGTGATGAAACCATCGTACTTCTCCGGTAATACGATTGCTCAATACCTATAAGTAAAATAGATATCAACGGAGATAAACATGGACTTCTTTACTAATCCTTCTTTTGGTATTGATACCGCCGGTGCTTTCGGTGGCATGGGCGATGCTTTAGGTGGTGGCGGCTTCACGGGTGGTTTTGGTGGATTGAACGTAGGTGGTTTCACCGGTTCTGTTCCAAGCTACGGTGGCGGCGGTGGTGGTGGGTTTGGGGGGCTGGCGACCCTTCTTGCAGGTAGCCTTGGTAATACCCTCCTGGGGCAATCAAACACCCAAGCTTCTGCTGCTAATGCCATGGGTACTGGCATTGGTATGTTCGATGTCAATGCTGGTGTAACTGCTGCTAATCGTCGTCGTTCCTTGTTTGACGAAACGCAAGCACCGATTATTGCTTCCAGGATCAAGATGAATCCCGATTATCGTCGCGGTCAACTGCGTGATACTTTACTGAATCCTGGTCTTGCTGGTCGATACGCTGCGTTAGTTGCTTGATCAACAGACGTTAAAATAAGAAGATAAAAGAAGAGATCGTTTGTAGAGATGTCTTTAAACTATGCCGGGGCAGCGGGGGGAGCGCTATCAGGTGCGGCCACTGGATCCGTCTTTGGTCCAATCGGTACAATTGGAGGCGCCCTTGTTGGCGGCATCTCTAGTCTTTTTGGTGGCGGGGGCACTCAATTCCTTCCTTCCGAATTGATGCAACGTTACATGGATATTGGACTTGCTGATGTCAAGCCCAAAAAATGGAAAAAAGAACTTGATATTGAAGACGCCAAGATGTATCTCCGCTCTGGAGATCGTGGAGCATATGAAAATCAACTACGTAATCTTGTAGAGCTTTACCCAACTGAAACGCGGTATGCCAAGGCACTTCGTCGTAGCCTGAAAAAAGACGTTGATCTAGCAAATCGTGGATTTGATATTGCGGATCAGTTGTATGAAAACGTTGGTCTTACTTTCACGGATCAAGAATACCGTGACATGGCTGATCGCGCAAAGCGCTCAGGCATCCGTGGGCCTTCTGCTTTTGGTGACTTTTTAACGAAGAATCTCATGGCACAAGGCAAGATGCTGACGCCACAACAAGAACAACTGAGTTACATCTTTGGCGGTCGCGCCTTCCCTCGTACGTCTGAGGGTTACTATATGACTTACGGTTCTACCGCAAAATAAAATCATGGCAAAAAAAGATAAACCCAAAGCTTCAAAACCTAAGGAGTCGGCTCCTCAACCACAAAAAGATCCAAAGCAATTCCTTCAAAGCTTTGGATCTAAAATCAGCAAAGGCGAAGTTCAGAAATTTGAAGCCAACTTTCCTGATACTCCTTTAAAAAAAGTTTTTACGTATGCTAAAAAGAATAAAAATGTAAAGCTAAAAGGTGAAGCAAAATCTTATATTAAAAATAAAGGAAAGGTTGTTCCTGTTACTCCTGAAGAAGTTAATAAAGATTTAAGCGGTGGCGGTACTCGTCCAGGGGATGACGGTCGTGGCATTATCGGGATCCTCACGGATGAGCAAATTAAACTCGCTGATGTTCTTGGCGGGTACGACGTAAAAGTTGCTCAAATCGGTGCGGATGCAACTGTTAATTCCGCCAGTATTCGCGGTGAAGCTGACAAGTATGTTGCCGATGCTTATTCCGGAGCACAGCGTTACGGTGCTGAAAAAGAATTAGAAGGCACTAAATACTCCGCAGATAAAGAGTCGGAATGGCGCCAAGCCGTTGCCGGTATCGAAGTCAAGGGTCGCCTGGATCTCCAACCCATCATCAACGCTGGTCTTGAGAAGGTTGCTGGCATCGAAGCACAAGCAAGCCGTGACGTTGCTGACATCACTGGCAAGTACAACGTGGAAGGCATCAAGACTCGCGGTGAGTTTGATGAGAAGATCGGACGTATTAACTTGGCCGGCAGCATGTACGGCCTCATCAGTTCAGCCTTCGGCTAATACTGATTAAAATAGGTACATTACTTAGGGATACCAATGACCAGTTCTACCACCTCTGGTACTTCTACTGATTACTTTGACATTTCCAAGTTCCAGCAACTGTTGGACAAACTGGAAGCATCAAAAGGTCGTCAAAAGCGTCAAGAAGCTTTAGAAGATCGTCGCGGTCAATTTGCCGCTGGTATTGCCAACGTCATGAGCAACTTCTGATTTAAGGTATAGTAAACAATGACAACCAGCGTACCCGCAGGTCAAACCGATGTTGATGATTGGTTTGATCTAGATAAATACAAGCAAGCTGCAGAGGTTGCTTACGGCTTCTCTAAGAAGAAGATGGAAGAGGCTGGCTTACAAGAACGTGAGACGATTGGTAAAGGTGCCACAGAACAAAGAACCTCTGCTGAACAAGCCCAGCAGTTCAAGCAAGCGGACGAGGCCCGAGACTACAAGCAGGCCCAACGAGCTTATCGATATTGAGTTATTCGATCAGTGGGTCGATAACTTAACGTCTTCTGACCAGGAGTTCTTCACGGACTTCGCCAAGAATACCTTCTCCATCATCGAGTGCTACCTCTACGCCAGGTTCCTTGGTTACAGGGGTAGCATCACTGCGTGTGATCATTGGGTGCGTAAGCATTACCCCAAGCCTGATCATCGCAAGAAACTCCTGTACGAAATTGAAGAAATGCAGGAGGACATTCGTAAGCTGCGTGATGACGTAGATAACGGCATTGTGAAACGTGATGCTGGCGTGGCACGTATCGCTGGTATGCAAAAAGAATTACGTGGCACCATTGCACAGATTGAACAGTTTACGGGGAGCAGGGATCGCAAAGGTTTGCTGATGGCTGGAGCTGATCGAGCCATTCGTGAGTTGATGGCAATCTTCAAGGATGATCCAATTGAACTACCCCTGGAAGAAGCTTCAATGAGTGTGTGGGCTAAAATGCAATATGAAGAGAGTTAATCAACTCAATCAATGAATCCTTCTCCGCAAAGTCAATCTGCACCAGATGCTCGTCTTGCGGGTGGGATGATTAACATCGTTCAGCAACTTCAGCGGAATCGAGATCGATTTAGTGGTGCCCGCAAATTACAGGGTGCTCCAATCGGGGGAGAAGCTCAAGAAGGAGCAGAAGTCCTTAACGCCTTACGCAATAGAAAAGCTGATGTCCAAGAACAAAATGCCTCCCGAACTCCTGGCGCACTTCAAGGGAAAGGGCGAGAAGAACAAGGACGGGAGCGAAATGTCGGACAACCAAAAGCGCAAAGCAGCTTTAGATAAGGCACGTAAGTATCAAGATCAAAATCGTAAGAAAGGCAAAGAGTAATGCCATACACCGACGAAGAATATAAAATCATTAATAGCGTCTACGATGCGTTTGCTCCTCAGCGCAGCTCCATTACATCTGCGCGTGCAGCAAATCCTGAAAAGTGGTTTGATTATCAAGATCAACTTAAAGCCTTAGATGCACAGGTAAAGTCCGCGTACGAAAAGGCAATTGAAGATTACAGAAGCAAGTCTTCTGGTTCTGGTAGCGAAGCCCAAAATTTCTTTGATCAATACACAGACGGAATTGCACAAGCAAATACAAATACCGACGAAGGTTTAGATAAGCTTCTTAAAGATACAGAAGAGTTAATTCTCCCTGGAGAAGGCTTTACAGGTCCTTACGATCAGAAAGGCAATCCGACAGGATTTGGAGGAACCGTAAAAGAAGCCTCTGGCCCTAGAGGTGAAAACCTTGGCGAAATTGCAGCAGAGTATGGTAGTGCCAGAAAAGAAAAACCCCAGTGGTTAAAAGATATTGAACGTCAAGTACCACCAGGTAAAGGTTTTACTGGTCCTTATGATCAATTTGGTAATCCAACCGGAGTAGGTGGCACTGTCAAACAAGCCGCTGAAGAAGAAAATACTGACTACTCTATTGCAACTGCTTTGAGTGGTTCCGACGAACAACGTCAACAACAAACATATCAAGCGGAGTACGATCCACAGAAAGCTCAAACTGCGAGTGCAGCAGCTAAAGCGTATAAAAAGGCAGCTTCTACAGAAGATCCTTTCCGCAATCAAGCTGCATTCGGCTAGTATTTAGTCACTACCGGTGATTGAATCTAGTGCCTGCATATCAACACCTTGCATATAGGCGTAATGCTCGTGCGGCTGCACGTAGGCAACAGATTCGTCCAGCAAAAAATCTTGAAACCTTGCAGCAGGCAAGGGAAGATTTTGGCTTCTTTTGTGATTATGTAGCTGATAAACCTCCTGCTGAACACCACAAAGAATGGCACCGGCACTTTGTGACGCAAGAGGACAGCAGTTGTCTACTTAAGATTGCTGGACCTAACATTGACCTTCTTGCGCCACGGGGTTCAGCGAAGAGCACCATCCTTGGTTTGTTTACGGCATGGGCGATTGGCATCCATACGATGGCCAAGAAGCCACTGCAGATCCTGTATCTGTCTTATACCGTTGATATTGCACGCTCCAAGTCGGCAACCATCAAACGGATTATTGAAAGCAAGCGGTATCAAGAAGTTTTCCCAACCGTACGTCTTCTGAAGAATGTCACCAGTAATGAGTACTGGTCCATTGATCATAAGTTTGCTGGCATCGACACCACTGGTGAAGAACAATTCACACTTTGCGCAGCAGGTCTTAAAGGTTCGGTGACCTCCAAGCGTTCTCACTTGGTCATCATCGATGACGCCATCAAGTCTGCAGCTGATATTTCCAATCCTGACATCCGTAAACAGATGCAGGACAACTGGAATGCGGTGATTGCACCCACCATGTTTGAAGGTGCCAGGGCAATTTGTCTTGGTACCCGCTTCCGTCACGACGACATTCATTCAACGACATTCAATCCACAGAACAATTGGATGCAGATTGTGTTGTCTGCAATCTTGAATGATCCCAAGACAGGGGAGGAAAAGTCTTACTGGCCAGAGATGTGGTCCCTGGATTACTTGCGTGAGAAGAAACGGCAAGCACCGATTGCTTTCTCATTCCAGTACATGAATCAGATCGTCAGACAGAACGAGCTGTCCCTGGCGCCTGAACTGATTGTTAAAGCTGAGATTGCTACGGAATTTGATGCGCTTGGCATTGGTGTTGACCTTTCTGCTGGTACAAAAGAAAAGAATGACTACACCGTGATGGTCTTGGGTGGACGTATTGGAGATGCCGTTCACATTATTGATTACCGTAGGCTTCGGGTAATGGGTAACCTTGAAAAGCTGGATGCCCTTAAGGAGCTTCTCAACGACTGGTCGATCCTCGGCAAGGATGATAACGGCAATTACTTCCCCACCTACTCCACGTGCGACATCTGGAGTGAAGCAGTTCAGTACCAGGCTTCCCTGGAGGCCGACTTCAAGCGAGTTTGTTTGACCAATGAGAGTTTGTATAACTTGATCTGGCACCCCGTGAAAGGATTCCGGTCAGATAAGTTGGCACGTTTCCGTGGCATTATGGGCATGTTTGAAGATCGGAAGATTATCTTTAATCGCTTCCGCAACTTCACAGCAATGTTTGAGGAACTGACTAACTTTGGTGTTAGTAGCCATGATGACTGTGTTGATGCATTGGTGTGGCTTGTGACCGGCTTGGCACGGAAAGGTCAGCTTCAAATTGATTACTAAACTTAGAATAAAAAGAAAAGTAATAACGCCGCCGTGGGTCCGGAGTACATAGCAATTGGCCTTACAGCCATTGTATCTGCTGTTACAGGTGGATCCTGGGCGGCGAATAAAATACTTGATAGGCAGCAGGAGAGAGTCCAGCAGGCCTTTGATTACATTGGATCTCAAAAACGTAGGATTGACATCTTGGAAGACCAAATCAACCGTATGCCAATGGAATACGTTCTCAAGGTTGACTTCTTAAGAGAGATCCAGGAGATGCATAGCAACTTCCGTGAAATAAACAATAAACTTGATAAGCTAATGGAGAAAATACTCTCGGCCAAATGAGTTACATTCTTGAAGTCTTAGAGGACGACAACGGGGATCAATACATCATCTTTCCAGATGAAGTAACAGAAGAACTTGGTTGGCAAGAAGGCGATCTTCTCAACTGGGATGTACGAGGCGACGGTATCATCATCTCTAAAGTTAACGATCCTTCTGGCTACGAAGTCATAGAAGATTAAAATAAAGGAACGTAGGAGAAGGTATGGATTTCGAATTGGCTGGTCGTTATTTTGGCAGTGCGTTTGGCTCGGCACCTGTCGACTTATTAATGCAAGTACAGCCAACGGAAGACCTTCCGATGAAAGCGTATGAAACGATGGGACAGATCACGTCTCCTCGTGTGCCATCTCCGTTAAAAGCATATGATTTTGTTGCGCCCAAACGTCAGGCTGGTCGCTTCTCTACAGAGCCACTGAGCAAAAGAAAAGCCAGGTAAAATAAAGAGATTACAACCATAGATAAATGATACGTTATTACGGCGAGAGTAATGTCCCTGGTGCACCAGGACAATCTTTCCTTGCTGGCGGTAATTTCATAGGTGGTCAAGGATTACAAATTAATCCTGAACCTCACAATCAAATGAAGCGTCAGCAAAAGATTTACAACAAAGGAATGGGTACTGACAACCCAAACGAAAAAGAGATCTTCCTCCGTCGTACCGGACCTCAACTTCCGTTAGCCCAAGCATTCCCTGGTATGGCTGCAGGCCAAGCAATGGGTAATGCCGGCGCTTTAGGTGGTGGTATGGGCATGGGTCCCGCTTTTGGTCCTAGGCCTTTTAACGTTGATGTCAACGCTGTTGATGATCGCCTTGAGTCCATTGGTGGTAGCACCAACATTCAACTTGATCGTAATCAAACCTTACGTCTAGGCGGAAGCTTCAATCCTGCTTACACAGATCCAATGGGCATGCAGATGCCACAAGGTTTTTCCCTGCAGGGTTCCTATGAAACTCCAGGTATTGGTATTAACGTCAATTATCGCAATACTGGGCGCGGTCGTGGTCCGCAAGGTATGCCTGGAATGGGCGGACCTGGTGGATTCCCTGGTGAAATTCAAGCAGGTTTTCGTGGAAAATTTTGATAAACACAAATAAAGAAAACTGCTACCATTAAAAGAAAAGGGGAATAGTTGATGGCTGACGCTAAGGCCAGGCTTCAAGAAATCATCAATGCCTATCTTGATAAAGATAGCAACATTGTTGTTGATACTGGCATTGTTGCGTCCCACATTGCTCAGATGAAACTCTTTGGCATCCGCCAAGGAGTTGAGTTCTTCCCGACCCAGGACAACTTCGGTGCACAACGCAAGGATTTCCTTGATCGTGTACTGAAGTACAACAAGATGGATACACGCCTGGATTCTATCTGGGAGTATTTCCTTTGTGATGGCCAAGGGCTTTTCTATATTCGTCCAACCAAAAACAACTACCGCCTCTATTACTTCCGTCAGCACGAATACCGTTCGTACTACAACGTCGACGGTGAGCTTGATGAGGTGGTGATCATCTATAGCTATAAGGTCAAGCGCGGCAACGGGTTTGGCGATCAGATCAATACCACCAACATTACAGGGTCTAGCTCCACATACAACCCTGGAGCAAAACGCTACATTCGTTTGTCGATCAAAGCAAACGAAATTGAAGAGACGCATTCAGAAGGTGAACTCACCTTTGATATGCCCACTTACTCAATGACAGGTAACACCAAGAAGTTACGTAACTCCCTTGGTTTCATTCCCTGCGTTGAGATCTTCAATAATCCTCAAGGCTTCTCATCGGAAGGCATCGGTGACTTTGATTCCATGGCGAATCACATCGTCACCCATGACGACTTGATGCGGACGATTCGCAAGAACATTACCTTCTTTGGTAATCCGACTCTGCTGTCGTCTCGTCCCAAGACTGACCTGATTGAGTCCGGTGGCGACTCTGTGGTTCAGCGTCCATCGATTGCAGCGAACTCTGGTTTTGCAAGTCCGTCTCCCATGAGTCGGTCGATGTTCAAAGCTGATCCTGTCAGCCGTGGTGTTGATGGTCAGCTCAGGGTGCCGCGTGTGATCGCAAACCTGGAGCCTAACGACCGAGTTGGTTACATCGTCCCAGATGCCATCACTGGTGACCAAAACTCTTTCGCTCGCCAATACCGGGAAGAGATTCGTACTGCCCTTGGTGGTGTGGACGAACTTTCGATTTCAGCTGGTGTTACTGCAACGGAATACAAATCACTCTTCGGTCGTGTTGCTGCAACATCAAAGAAAAAAGCAAATGCTATTTACACACATGGCATCTGCAGGTGCCTTGAACTAATTATTTATCAAGAAGAACAGCTTTTCCGTTCCACTTTGGCTGCAGCTGCTGGTATCGAGAAGCCAGTACCTCTGCCTCCTGGCGCACCAGCAGAAGCTGAGCAAGGTTATCAAGACGCATTGCAAGCGTACAACGACCAGCTCAAGAAACTTATGATGGCGTTAATTGAGACCCAGATGATTCCACCCGGAGTTACTGGTCTCATACCGGATGGTGATGTAACCGTCCAGTGGCGCTGGTTGGGTCCCGTTTACGAAGACTCGACTCAGGATATCCTGAACAACTCCATTGTTGTAAGAAACTTACAAGAGTTAGGTGTTGATAGCATTGAAGCACTGAAATACCTCTTCCCGTCTAAGACGGATGAGGAACGGGCCTCGATGCTCTCGGGATTCCCGTTCAGGATGGTGAACGAATTACAGGGTGCATACTCTCAATTCGCTCGCCTTGTGGGGGGAATGATGCAGACTCCTCACCCGCAAGCACCGGATCTTCCGATGGCTGCGGATCCAAGATTGGATTTAACTCCATATCTGTATCGAACATTAGAAGCTCTACAAAAGGAGATGAGTTATGCAGGACGCTACCGTCCAATCGATCCCACAGACGAGCCCGGTTCCGGCAGCGGTGGCTCCCAGCAGCTACGTGGCACCAGCACCCAGCAGCTACCAAGCAGCTCCGAACCAGGGTCCAGTGGCGTATCAGGTGGGTACCAGCTACCCGCAAGCAGTACCGCAGGCGGCCCCCAGTTACCAATCCGCCCCTACTCAGTACGCCCCCCAATCCCAATCGGAGGCGACGGGCAATCCATGGGAATCGGCGTTCAACAAGGTGGTGAACCTGCTGAGCAGTCCGGTTCAATCCCCGTTCCAGGGTCAACCCTCTCAGACGACGCAATTCAGCCCAGCCAATTACGGCCAAGTCAGCGCCCAGGGTACGCAACAATCGGCTCCGCAGACCTGGCAAGCCAACCCGACATCCTCGCCCAACTCTTCCCCAACCTCCTCTCAAGTATCCTTGGAGCAGGTGGCGGATCTGCTCCAGTGGAGTCCGGAAAGCCGGTACGTGGTAAGCGCGTACGGCGTGGAAGCTCCCGCAATTCTCAATAACTATGCCCTCCAACTGGAAGGCATGCTGGATAGTGCAGTTGCCTGGGGCACCGAAGCCAAAGATCTGATCGAACAGTACGCCGAGTTTGCCGTCAACGAGCGTCAAGAGAACCAGGCTTACAACCAGATCCTGACCAACCCTGACATTCTCAGCGATTACACCCTCCAGTTCTTCGGTCCTGAAGGTCCGTACCCTGTGTACGAAAGCGAAGCTGAGCTTGCCACCCCTGGTTACCCAACCGAAATGGTGGATCCCAACACTGGTTACATGCCTGCTCCTCCTTCGGCTTCTGCTCCTCAGCAGCCCGAAAACTTCTGGGGTACCTTCAAGCAGCAGATGGATTTCGATCCCAGCCAAGCTTGGCGCATTCTGAACCAAGCTCAGCCTCAAGTTGTTGCTAACAAACTCTTTGTGATGGAGTGAGGCCATGCGTGGCTCTCTTAAATATGGTGTTCCTATTGCAGCTGGTTTAGGTACCGCTGCTTATGGCGCCGCACAAGGAGCCGAGCCTGGAGAAGCTGCACTGATGGGTGGCGCTGCCACCCTTGGCGGTGCAGCTGGACTTCTTGGAGCTCGTGCACTTGCAGGTAAATATAATCCTGCATTGATTGCTGCAGCACAAAAACAAGTCACTCAACTTGGCAACAAAATTGGTGACGTAGCACGTGATCTTCCAGCCGAAGGTTTACGGCGTAAAGCAGCTAATGTTGCAGCTGATGTGGTTTCTGCAGCAGATACTCGGTTGTTTGGTGATCCCCTGGCTGGTGTATCGGCAGCAATTCCGTTCCCAACTCAAGGTGTTCAACGCAACATCGGTAAAGGTATTGCGGCTGGTTTAGTTCCGGCTTCTGCTCTAGCAGCAGGCGTGGGCGGTATGGCAGCAGCTCAGATCCCTGGAGCCCTTGGTGTACCAGGTTTTGTTCAACAGCCTGCCCTTGATCCCGAGTCTTACGGTTCTAGCAATTCTCTGGGTGCTCGTTACAAAGCTCCCACTATGCAGTACGTGTAATAAATAAATTACCGACTGCTAAAATTTGTGTTAGATAAGACATATTCATGTCTGAATCTTTCACCCGATAAAACACTTCCTGCGACACTGGAGGATAAAACAAAGTGTTCATTGATAACGACTTTCCAAAGATTCTGGGTGCGGAACTTTACCGTCCCCACCCTGCGTATATCGCAGAAATGGCAGTGGAGCCTGTGGTGGTCCACGACTTCACCCGTCAGCCTGGTCAAACCGTTCAGTTAGACCGCTATAAGTTCTGGGGTACCCCTGGTACTAAGGACAGCCGCGAGCGCGTGTCCGACCAGACCATCGGTACGGCCAACAGCCGTAACATCACCAAGGAGAAAGTCCTGGTGGTGCTTAAGGAGTACACCGGTCCTGCAGATCCGGGTGATCCGACCCAGCCTTCGACCTTCAAGATCGCTCGTGAAACCCTGATTACCGCCCAGCGTCTGCTGCTGGACACCGGTAATCTGAACATGTTCCACCAGTCGATCGGCAGCCTGACCCTGCTCGACGACTATCGCCGGTGGCGTGACCGCGTCTTCATTGACGAACTTGCCAAAGCCGAAGCAAACGGTGCCGCTTCTACTACCCAGGGTGGTTACTACTTCGCTGGTGGCAAGACCAAGAACGCTTCTGGTCAAATCACCTACAGCGGCGCTGAGTATACCGCTGAAGTGCAGCAGTTCCAGGTGCGCACTGACCTTCTGACCGTTGTTAAGGACCTGCGTAAGCGCAACGTTCCTACCTTCGCTGATGGTCTGTATCGCTGCATCTGCGATCCCACTTTCATGATGCACCTGCGTCGTGATCCTGACTTCCGTGAGATCGTTCGTTACAGCGGCAACCCTGGCCAAGGCATGTACATGGGCAACCCCATGATGCCTAACAATGCCAGCTTCTACATGGGTCCCCAAGCTGGTCAGGGTTACTTCCTGGCTGGTGAACCTGTGATGCCGACTGGTGTTCAGTTCGAAGGTGTGAAGTTCTTCGAGTCGACCAACTTCCCGACCAAGAACATCACCGCTTCCTTCGCTGGTACCGGCGGTACCTACGCTTCCCAAGAAGTGGCCCAAGGTTACTTCTTCGGCCCTCAGGCC